TCCACGGTCACTCCCCTTCCTTCGTGTGGCCATACCGCACCGCGCCGGTGATCCGGTTGGTCCGCAGGCGTCCCTCACGGCCGGTGCGCCCGGTGCGCGGGTCGCCGTACCTCACCACGTAGGCGCCGCGGAACGTGGTGATGGTCCAGGAGTGGCTGTCGGTGGCCCCGGCGGTGGACACGGCGGCCGCGGTGACGGCCCGGCCGGTGGCGGCGGCGTCGACAGCGCCGGCGGCCGAGCTCGCGGTGCGGTGCACGTCGCGGACGGCGGCCAGCTCGTCGGTCGCACCCGCTCCGGACGTGGCGTACCGGACGATCGTCCGGGCCATTTCCCACGTGACGGTATCCGTGGCACCCGCCGTGCTGACTACCGCGCGCACCGAGTCGAGTTGCGTGGTCGCGGCGTCCGTGGCCCCCGCTGCGGAGACGGCCGAGCGCTCCTGCCCGGCGGCCGCTGAGGTGCTCGCCGCGTCGACGGCGCCCGCGCTGGAGCTCGCCGCGCGGTGCACGTCCCGCACTGGCGTGACCGTGTCGCTCGCCCCGGCATCGGAGCTGGCGTAGCGCACCACGTCCCGGATGACGGCCACGGTGTCCGTCGCGCCGGCCGCCGACGTCGCCGTGGCATTGGTCTGCCCGGCCGCCTGCACGGTGACCTCGTCGCGGGCGTCCGCGCTCGAGGACGCCGTCCGGACGACGGTCGCGCTCCAGCTGGCCGTGTCGGCGACCCCGGCGGTCGAGGTGGCCGTGCGGGTGTAGTCCTGCGCCGTGCCGGCGGCGTCCACCGCGCCGGCACCCGAGCTGGCGGAGCGCACCGCCGTTAGCGAGGCGCTAGCGGTGTCCGTGGCCCCGGCGCCGGACGACGCCATGCGCACGTAGTCGATGGCCACCGTGACGCTGTCCACAGCCCCGGCGGTGGACACTGTGGACCGCTGCGCGTCCAGCGAGGTGGTCACCGTGTCGGTAGCCCCGGCGGCGGAGCTGGCCGACCGGTCCTGGCCCTGCGCGGTCGACGTCGTCACCGAGTCGACGGCGCCGGCACCCGACGTGGCGGTGCGCACGTAGTCGATGGCGACGGTGACCGCGTCCGACGCCCCCGCGGTGGAGACAGCACCCCGGTTGGCCTCGAGCGTGCGGCTCGCGGTGTCGGTGGCGCCCGCGCTGTCCACCGCGGAGCGGCCGGCGTCCATGCTCCAGCTGTGCGCGTCGCTCGCCCCGGCGGCCGAGGCCTGCGTGCGGCCGGCGTCCATCGTCCAGGCGGCGGTGTCGGTGGCGCCCGCGGTCGACACCTGCGCGCGGGTGACGTCCATGGACCAGGCGTGAGAATCCGTGGCGCCGGCGGTATCAGACGCCCCCCGGTTCGCCTCCAAGGTGCGTGAGGCGCTGTCGGTGGCCCCGGCGACGTCGACGGCCGTCCGGCCGGAGTCCATGGTCCAGGCGTGCGTGTCGGTGGCCCCGGCGCTGTCGGTCGCGCTGCGGCCGGCGGCCATCGTCCAGCTGTGCGCGTCGGTGGCGCCCGCGGAGTCCACCGCGGTGCGGTTCGCCTCGAGCGTGCGGGAGTGCGTGTCGGTCGCGCCGGCGGCGTCCACCGCCGTGCGGTTCGCGGTCAGCGTCCGCGAGTGGGTGTCGGTCGCGCCGGCCGGCGAGCTCGCCGACGACTGCACGGCCAGCCCGGCGTTGAGCTGGACGCTGGAGAACTGGACGCGGGCGTCTTCGTGGTACATGACCACGGCGCCCGCGGTCATCACCGTCTCACCGGCGGTACCCCACACCGGGGTGCCCTGGGAGCCGGCCCCGTCGGTGAAGTCGGCGCGCAGCGTGCCGTCGACCCACACCTTGATGTTGGAGCCGACCTGCCGGACCTCGACGTCATACCAGGTGCCGATGGTGAACGGCGTCGAGTCCGTCCACAGGAAGCGCTGGCCGCCCGGGAGCGTGGTGGTCTGGTCCACCTTGCCCAGCTCGAAGCCGTTCGGCTTCAGCGCCACGTAGTAGTAGCGCTGCTGATTGCCGGCGACCGTCGAGTGGTTCCAGCCCAGCCACGCGCACTCCCAGGCGTTGGGGGTGCCGCGGGAGCCGGCCGGGGTGGCCTCGTCGCGCAGCTGCGCGATCGTCCGGGCGCGCGCCTTCAGCACCAGGTCCCCGCTGTTGCGGGTCGTGGAGACCACCAGCGACGACGCGGTGTCGCCCCACTCGTCGGCGACGGGGTTCTTCGACGACTCCAACTGGAGCACCCGGTCGCCGGAGACGTCGACCGGGATGATCGTCCCGCCGCCGTCCCACTTCACGACCCACGGGCCCTGCGTGGTGCCCGCCGGCCACTGCGTCAGCGGGTAGGAGGTAAACGGCTCGTCGAGGACGGCGCCGGGGGTCCCCGGGGGGATCGTCTCGGCGGCGGCGACGGTGATCGTCGGTGTGGTGGTGTAGGCGTCGAACGCCGCCCAGTTGCCGCGGTGCAGCCGCACGCGCACGGTGTCCCCGACCGCGGCGCCGGCGGCCAGTACCTGATACGCGCCCTCGAGCTCGGTCTCCTGGTTGGCGCCCAGGCTGGTCGTGCCGAAGAACCCGCCGCCCTCGTCGACGGTGCCGGCGACGAAGCTGCCCGACCCAAGCTGCTGCGTGGTCGCCGCGCCGTCGGTGAGGAAGTCCGTCGCGACCGCGCGCACCGGTGACGACGTCCCGGTGACCGGCGTCCACGCCCCGCCGTTGTGCGAGTAGAAGGCCTGCCAGTCGGTGCTGGTCGCGCCGTTCTCCGACCGGATGAGGTGCCGCACGCGGAACGTCGACCCCAGCGGCTGCGACCAGCCGGTGCCGGCCGCCGCCTTCCACGTGGCCGAGGCCTGCGTGCCGTCGTCGTTGCGCCCGCGCTGCGTGACCTCGACGAGGGACGTGACCGCGGCCGCCGGCGGGGTCGTGATCGTGACGTCGTCGATGGTCGTCACGACCGACGCGGTCGCCGAGGTGTTGCCGAGCGAGACCTGCGTGCCCGCCGGCAGGGTGTAGCTGCTGTCGTCGATCAGCCAGGTCGACGGCTCGGAGTTCGCGGCGATCCACGCCCGGTAGCGGACCCGGTTGCCCTCGATCCGCAGCCGGTTGCGGTAGGCCACGCCCACCGCGGTCACCGGCGAGCCGCTGACGCTGGCCTCGGTGCCGGTCTTCGCGCTGGCCACCGTCAGCCCGTACTGCACCGACGCCCCCGCCGGGTAGCACTGCAGGTAGAACCCGTCGCTGGCGCGCGCGTTGTAGTCGGCCTGCACCGCCGACGCCGGCATCCGCGCGGTGATCGTCGGGTACTGCTCGGTGGACGTGGCCAGCGTCCACGTCCATGCCATCTCGAAGTCCTGCGGCAGGCCACCCATCAGGCGGGCGTTGGCGCTGGCCCACGCGGCGGCGAACTGCGTCAGCTGGAGCGCGTTGCCCTGAATCGCTGCGGTGCCGTGGCTGGTGTCCGCCCAGGGGGACGGCAGCGTGCCGTCGGTGCCGGTGAAGCTCTCGCTGTACGGGAGCGTCAGGTCAGGGACCGCGAAGACGTCCTGTGACAGCTCGATCCACGGCACGCCCGCGGCGGTGGAGCCCGCGGTCAGCGGCAGGTCGGCCGTCGCAGTCGGGTCGCCCCACTGGTAGGTGACGTCCATGGTCGACGTGGTCAGCGCCGTACCGCGGTTGCCGATCGAGATCACGATCCGGTCGCCGGCCTGCGCCGCGACCGACCGGGACAGGGGGATCGCATTCTTGATGCGCGTCGCCAGCGCGGCGGACGTCGTGCCGGCGATCTCCTGGTTCTCCGCGCCGACGGTCTGAGACTCGACGGTCGCCGAGCTGCCGTCGTAGAGGATGCCGCGCACCACGGAGCCGTCGGCGTTCGTGACTCGGATGCCGACCTGCAGGAAGGTGTTATACCCGGCGTTGTCCGTCCACGCCTTGATCACCGCGGAGAACGACCCGCTGATCGTCTGCGCGACGGGCAGCGGCTCGGAGACGTAGACGCGGTGCAGCCGGTCGAACGGGTTCGCCCCGGTGCTGGTGCGCGTGACCGTCGTCGTGGCGAGCGCGGTGTTCGTCTTCGCCCGCACCAGTGGCCGGATCAGCGCGCTGCCGACGTTGGACCACTGTCCGGCGCCCGAACCGGTGGGCGGGACGAAGCTGCCCGTCGGGGCGGTGCCCGTTGCCGGCAGGTAGAACCTGGTGGGCACGCCGCTACCTCCTCACAGGCCAGCGGCCCCCGGCGCGGGGGTCCGGGGGCCGCTGGTCAGGGGGAGCGCAGGTCAGGTGCCGACGTTCCAGTCCCAAATCAGGGTGAGGGAGTCCTGCGCACCCTTGGACCCGACGGCCGGGGTGAGGATCACCCTGGACAGCGTGTTCGCCTCGGGGCTGGTCACGTTCTGCGCCGCGTTGTAGTCGTTGACGATCACGGCCTCGGTGATGGCGCCGGCGGTGGTCGCCTTGCCCGCGGCCCACACGCCGGTGAAGCGGATCTGCCGCAGCGCGCCGTTCAGGCTGGACGCCGGGGGGTTGACGCTGAACGGGATGTGCGAGTCGGCGAGGTAGGTGCCCGACGCGATGGCGGCCGCGGCGGCGCCCGTCTTCCCGGCGGCGGTGGTGCCGGTGCCGAGCTTCATGCCGTTGGGGATCCCCACGGCCGGGGTGGGGAGTGCCCCGCCCTCACCGAGCCGCTGGTCGCCGACCCGGGTGATCGTGTTGTACGCCACGCCGGACTGCTTGATCTCCCCCGTCGACTCGTCGCGGAGGATCCACGTCACCGTGCCGGTGGCGCCGGCCCCGTCGACGATGACGCCCTCTTCCGTGGTGGGAGTCGGCTCGGTGTTCAGCACAGGTCAGACCTCCGTGTCGATGCGGCCGGGGACCGGCTCGTTCTTCAGCTGGTACACGCCCGCCACGGTGGCGAGTGCGATGATCACGTTTGCGATGGCCTCGGCCTGGTCGTCGAGCACACCAGCGGAGACCAGGAGTGCAGCGGTGCCGGCGGCGGCCGCGACTGCCTTCTTAGCGCGCTTGAGCAGTGCGGTCACGCCACTCCCTCTCCACCACTTCGACGCGCCGCGGCGCGGTGTTGCTTCAGTTCAGCCTTGAGAGTAGCGACCTGCGCGCGAAGATCCGCCGCGAGCATGTCTTTGGCTACGCTGTCCGCCACTAGCTCCTGCACGCGACGCGCGTGACGCGCTTCCAGGTCGGTCAGTTCGCCGTCGAGTCGGGCGATCTGCCGGTCGAAGCTGGCGCGCTCGAGGGTGAGTCCCTTCTCCACCGCGAGCACGTGCGCCTCGTAGGCGCTAGCGTCGTTCTTCGCCACGTTCGCATTGACGCTGCGCTCGTCGACGGTGGCCGCCGCGCGGGTGCGGCGCCGGTCGACGAAGAACCAGGTAAGAGCGGCCGGGAGACCGATCGCCCCGGCGGCCCGGATGCCGTAGTCGGCCAGCGTCCACCACCACTCCCTGGCCGCAGCGGGGGCAGGGGTGGGGGTGGGCGTCGGGGGCTGGTCAGCGGCGAGCAGCACCCACTCGGCGAGGCTCGCGAGGATCACAGCTCATGAGCCTCACGTGCTGCCCTCAGCGTGGCGTCGTAGGCGAGGGATCGGATCAGGCGCAGCACCTTGGCCAGGGTGATGCTGAGAATGAACGCGGAGACGAGTCCGGCGGCCATCCCGCTGGTGTGCAGCATGCTCACCGCGAAGGTGAGGGAGCAGATGGCCACGACGGTGCATCCCAGTCGCTCGGAGGGGCGGGCGTCGCGGTAGGCGCCGTGCAGCGCCGCACAGCCGCCGACGATCGACGCGATTGCCCACTCGTACTGGTACCAGTTGGACCAGGCGGCCACGGTGGGGAACACCGGGGTCGGGTCCAGGCACATGATCCCGAGAATGATCATCATGTAGTTGATCGACAACCTCTCGGGGTTGGCCAACACCGGACCGGGAAGCCGGTTGGCGATCTTGACCGACCAGCGTTCCCGGCCCGGTCGCCTCACCGCAGTCCGGCGAGGTTCAGCGCCTTCAGCGTCGCCGGGCCGGCCACCCCGTCCACGGCCAGTCGGTGCTTCGCCTGCGCGTACCGCACCGCGTCCTCGGTTCGCTGGCCGAAGTCGCCGTCGACGACCAGCCACGTCAGGTCCCGCGGGTACCAGGCGCGCAGGACGCGCTGCAGCTGCTCCACGGCCGGGCCCCGGTCGCCGCGCTCGAGGATGCCGTCGCCGGCCTTCCCCTTGATCGCGACCGGCGGGGACAGCACCGAGTCGATCTTCGCCAGCGTCAGCGTCCGGGCAGCCTCGGGGGTGAGCTCGACGTGACCGTGGTCGAAGTGCGGGGCGACGCCCTTGTACGGCCGCCAGTCGGGCCCGCCGGAGGCCGACCAAATCTTGCGGTTGTGGATGATGCACTGGATTCCCAGCTCACGGCTGTGCAGCCGCAGCTTGTCCATGGCCGCGAACGACCAGGTGTTGCTCGTCGGGGTGCCGAGGTCGGCCGCCCGGCCCTCGCCGTGCAGCGACGTGACGACGCCGCCGCGCACCGGCCGGCAGTTGAAGATGCCCAGGTTCGTGCCGCCCCGGGGGGCGTAGTCGCGCAGCCACCAGGACATGAGGTTCTTTGCACCCGGCGTCGGGCCGGAGGTGCAGGCCTTGGCGCCGACGTAGCCGCTGGTCAGGATGGCCATCAGTCGTCAGCTCCGTAGTCGACGCCCGGCTCTACGTAGTCCGGGTGCTCGGGGTCGGTGATCTCCGGGTCCGTGGGGTCCTCGTACTCCTCGACGGTGGTCGCCTCGACGATCTCGCCAGGGTCCAGGTCGCGCTCGGGCTCAGACATGCTCCCCAGTGTGCAGGGGTGACGCGACGGAACCGGTCCGGAGGCGTTCTCCAGGCGCGGGGGTGGCGAGTCTCACGCCTTCCGCGGGGCGGCTTTCTTCGCCGGCGTGCGGCGCGTCGCACGGATGGCCTCGACGTCCCGGCGGGCCTTCTCCCGCGCGCGCTCCACCCGCTCCCGGGACTCGGTGCGCACCTTCTCGATCGCCGCGTCGACGTCGACGGCGGCCACCTTCGCCTCGTACGCCTGCAGGCTGGACTCGATGACGTAGCGCAGCACCGCGGCCGGCACGTCGTCGTCGGCGACCTGGCCGACCACGACGCTGGCGTACTGGTCGCGCAGCGCGGCCACGACCCGCGGCGCCAGCTCGGCGGGCAGCTGCAAGGCGCCGACGGTCACTTCGGCGGGTGCGGTCACTGAGTCCACCAAATCTTCAGGCGAGTGCCGGAGCCGTGGAAGCGGCCGTACTCGCGGGGGAAGTTGCCGGTCGGGCCGACCCGGATGCCGTCGGCCCGGTCCTGTATCGGCGCGTGCTGCGTGAAGTGCCACCACCAGTCCGAGGGCAACCGGAAGTTGCGGCCGGCAGCGCGCGGCCACCAGCCGCCGCCGCCGGTGTGCACCCAATCGCCCTTGATCGCCGGGTAGTTGGGTCCGCCCTGGTTGATGAGCGCGAGGTTCATCACGGCCTGCCCGCCGTCGCCGTAATACCAATGCTCGGCGTAGGCATACAGCTCCATGTTCGTGATCGTTCCCGTGATGTGCGGGATCGCGAACCACCAGTGCCCCTTGCCGATGCCGTTGTTCCCCGACGGGTCGGGGCCCTGCACGACGCCGTCGCCGGCCGGCCGCACCGTGTTGTCGCCGCGGTAGGACGTGTAGCCGGCGGGCGCGAGCTCGACAAAGTAGTTCTGCGGCGGCGGAGGCGGCGGCGGCGGCGGCGGAAAGGTGTGGAACCCCGCGCCACCCTGCGTGAACTGCCCGGTCGACGGCCGCCGCGGGCCGAGGTCGGCGATGGCCATCGACACCTTGTGCGCACCGATGAGCCAAATGTTGCCGACATCGGCGCCGCTCCGCCCCCACGCGCCCCGCTCCACCGACAGCAGGAAGCGGTGCCGGCCGGTCGTGGTCGCCACGAACCGGCAGGTGTTCTCCCAGGTCTCCCAGCGGCCCGCCCAGTGGAACGTGTGCAGCCAGTGGTCGACGTACGTGCTCCCCACCCCCGGCGCCGCGGCGGTGTCCGACCCGGCCGCGGACGGGCCGGTGTACCGCACGTAGGTGCGCGCCTCGACGGAGTCGTCACCCTCGCACTTCCCGGTCCACCGGACCCGGATCTCGTACTCGCGGCCGGCGACCAGGTAGCCGTTCACCTCGGCCACACCGACCTCGGCGCGAATCGGGCCGTAGTCGACGCCGCCCTGCTGCCCCGGCGGGTTGCCGGAGAACGACCCGGGGTTCTGCGCCGGCACGTCGCCCAGCCACGACTCGAGGGATCGGCCCCTCACCATCAGGCTGTCGGCGACGCTCATGTTCTGGAACGTGCCGGTGCCAGCCTCATTGATCGACGCGACGAGCCGGCCGGTCGAGTCGGTGATGCCAATCGTGTCGTTGCTCGAGGTCCCCATCCGGATGACCTCGTTCGGGATCCCGTCGATCGGGTCGTCGGTGTAGACGAAGAACCCCTGCGGCGTCATCCGGGCGTGGTCGCCGTTCGGGTCGCCGGCCACGATCACCGACGCCAGGACCATGATCGCCTCGAGCAGCGCCGCGGACACCGTGCCCGTGGCCACCACGTTGGACGCGATCAGGCTCTTCGCCTGAATCGACCCCGACCGGATCGGCGCCGGTCGCCAGTCGTAGGCGCCGGTCGTCACCGTCGAGGTGAACCGCCGCGAGGCCGACAGGTTGGGCGCGGCGTCCCAGGAGTCTTCGGCGCCGGTGGAGCCGTCGAAGTACGTCGTACCCATCCCCACCGGCGGGTCGTGCTCGATCAGCAGCTGGTCGAAGTGCACGTCGGCGTTGGTCAGCGTGGTGGTCGACGCCGGCAGCCCGTTGACCTGCGCCGTGGCGCTCGAGGCGCGGAGCAGGAAGACGCGCATGACCACGGCGCCGTCGGGGATGTTGTAGAGCGCGGTGGCGGTGGGCAGCACCAGCACCTGCGGTGAGGCGGCCGTGCCGGCGGCGCCCGACCCGCTGGTGCGGGCGCTGGAGATGACCGAGCCGGCGGCGTTCACCCAGTCGATGTAGAGCTGCGGCAGCTTCGTGGTGTCCGCGGCGGTCACCCACGCGCGCACCGAGACGCGCACCTTGCCGACGATCCCGCCCAGGGGGATCTCGTGGATCAGGCCGATCTCGGAGGTGGGCCCCATCGTCCCGGCCCGGACGATGACGTGCTGGCCGCCGCCGACGCCACCGGCCACGGACGTCTCGAGCGTGACGTTCGTCGTCGTGCCGGTCTGGAAGCGGCGCCACAGTCTGGGCGCCTTCCCCACGTCGAACAGCCCCGGGGCGTCCGCGGCGAACGTGGGGTTCAGCGCCAGGTTCCGGCGGGTCGTCGAGGTGACGATCTCGTCGGTCCAGACGTACCGCAGGTTCCCGCCGTCGGTGTCGGTCCAGATAGCGCCCTTGTCCTTCGCGGCGAGGTTCGCCGGCCGCTCCGGCTGGGAGAAGTGCCGGGCCTTGCTGTCGGCCGCCTGCTGGGCGCTCACGGCGTCCGCGAGCGCCTGCGTGACGCCCTGGTCCTGCAGCTTGCGGAACGCGACCCCGTCGAACCGCCACGTCTCGTACTTCGGCGGCGGCCCGGCGTCGACCTCCCGCAGCCACAGGTCACCGATGCCGGAGACGTCCTCGGCGGCCGGCTCGGTCGGCCCGTAGTGGATCACCGTCCCGGCCACGTAGTCCTCGAGCTGGAACGCCAGGTCGGCCAGGCCCACCTTGCCGGCCGGCACCGGGCCCGCAGGGGTGCTGTAGTCGCTGTACAGCCCCGCGGCGGTGCGCACCCGCGCGCGGGCGTAGAGCATCTCCCCCGGGGTGGGCCAGGCGACGGTGGTGTGCCCGCCGGACGCGGTGCTGATATCGAAGTACCGCACGGTGCCCGCGTCGAAGTCGACGTCGTTGGATACCTCGAAGGTGAGCCCCGCCCAGTCGCCGGGCGCGACGATCGGCGAGGTGTAGCCGGGCTGCGGGTCGAGGAACGCGCCGGACCAGGCGAGCACCGCCCCGCCGAGCGTGGTGGCGATGGTGACGCCGGCCGGCTGCGGCGGCTTCACCCCGCGCAGCTGCGTGATCGTGTTCGTGCCGTCCCACTGGGCGCCGATGACCAGGTGCGTCTGCCCGTCGACGGTGGACACCAGCGCACCGTCGTCGATCGCGGAGTGGTTGAGTCCCGGCTTGGCCGAGGTGTTCCGCTGCGCGCGCCGCAGCCGGGCGATCTCCCGCGCGGTCGCGTCGACGGAGTCGGAGCTGCCGGGCCGGAACGGTTCCATGGACCCGCTGTAGACGGCGTCGCTCATACCGCGAACCGGTCTGCGCGCAGGACGGTGCAGGTGGCCAAGGCGGGGTCCTCCGGGGTGATGGTCTGGGAGAGGATGCGCACCCACTGGTCGACGTGGAGCCAGCCCTCGCGGGAGACCAGGCGCACCTCGTCGCCGACGTGCCAGGCGCCCAGCTGCGTCTCCCCGGTGTTGCGCACCACGAACGACGAGATGCGGGTGGCCTGGGCGCGCATCGCGACCTCGGTCCGGGCGCGCGTCCTCGCCATCTCCGGGTCGGTGATGCTGTCGTCGGTGATGGTGATCATCTTCCGGAGACGGCCGTCGTCTAGCCGTGCGTCGGCACGGATCATCGCCGAGCCCTCCCCGGCGCCGAGCACCCGCACGTGGTTGGCGGTCTGCGTGCCGTCCCGCTCCACCTTGGGGATCTCCTGGACGTTCCCACCCACGGTGAAGGTGATGCTCCGGCGCTGACCGAGCCGCGGGAAGCCGAAGTCGAGGAAGTGCAGAATCTCCGACCGGTCGTCGTTCCACTGGTGGCGCTCGTGGTAGTCGAACGGCGTCGAGGCAGCCAGCGCGTCGATCTCCCCACCGATGTCGTCGGTCTGCCAGGTGGCCAGCCGGTAGGGCTCCGGGGTGGTCTGCTCGACGGCCGGGGTGCCCTCGATGACATGTTCGGGCGCCCGCCCCACCGTCACCGGCGTCCGGGTGTCCGGGTCGACGACGAGGCCGATGTTGGAGCGGGGCCCGACGTTCTGCACGTGATCCCACAGGTAGCGGACGACGTCCAGCGGGTCGGTGTCGACGAAGTCTTTCGGCCGGTCGGGGCCGAGGATCGGGTCACCGAGAAACCCCATGTCCTTCGCGTAGCCGGTGAAGCCGTTGACCTCGATCTCGTTCACGTGGCCCTGCGCGGCGTTGCGCACCAGGTGGCCGCAGGCGACGATCTGCCCGTCTTTCTCGGCGGCGACCTCGGTGTCGTTCTCGGTGAGCAGCGGCATGCCGTCGGGCATCAGCAGCCGGGCGTGCACCGGGGTGATGGTGCCGGTCAGCTGCGGCGGCCCGGAGACGACGTCGGTGATCTGCACGCCCTGCAGCGGGAGCTCGGAGTCCAGCCACGGGCCCGGGGTCCCGGAGCCGTCGACGCGGCGCGCCAGGTACCGCCAGCCGTACAGCTGGCCGGACCACCTCGGCTCCAACGTCACACCTCCTCGTCACGGGGCGGCGGCCCCAGGCCAACGCTGGGGCCGCCGCGATCCGTCAGCAGTTGTCAGCAGGTGACCTGATCCCTGAACGTCTGATCACCGACCGTCATGCTGACCGGGGTGTCCACATCGGCCTGCGTTCCCCAGTCCCACGTCGTCCCATCGAAAGTGGAGAGGGTGCCAGGGATGTTCTGCGGCTCCCCGTTCCACGTCCAGTCCACGGAGAAGGGGTAGCTCGTCTGCGACTCCAGCCCGCTGGCCTCGAACCGGAACAGGCACTTTCCGGCGTCCGAGGGGGAGAAGGTGAAGACGCCTTCAATCGGGGCGGCGACGGGCGCGAGCGCGCCACCGGCGTTGACGTGCTCGATGCATCGCCCCTGATCCGCGAACGGCAGGTCGGTGGTCGGGTCGACGTAGTTGGCGAACCCGCCGCTCTTGCACAGCGCCTTGTCGTCGGCGGGGGCCGCCTGGGCGGCGGGGGTGGCGGCGAACAGGGCGGCAACGGCGGCCGCGACGGTCAGGGTGCGCTTCACGGGTACTCCAGTGGGGTGGGTGGATCGGGTGCCAGCACTATAGCGCACGCGCTACACCACACGCTCAGAGAACTTCACGTCGAAGACGATCTGCTCCGCCGGGCCGAACCAGACGTTCCCGGTGTTCTGCTGCTCGTACGTCCGGCGCGCGTCCAGCCGCAGCGTCACCGTCTGCCCCTGCAGCGACCGCACGTCGAACTCTGCGAAGGTGAAGTGCGGCCGGTTCTCCACGAAGCCGGCCGGCGTGCCGGCGTTGCCGTTGTAGTCGAAGTACACGATGGGCCCCGGGGGGAGGTTCCCCAAGATCACGCGGGTGTTGACGTCACACGGGCCGTCGACCGCCAGGCCGACCAGTTGGATCGTCGCCTGCGCGTGCGTCGCCCACCGCGGCACCTCGACGAGCAAGCTGTTCGACGGCCAGTGGTGCCACGCGGTCTCCGCCACGGTGACGTAGTTCGCCGTAGCCGGGCCGGGCTGCCAGTCGTAGGCGAACCCGATCCGCGGCTGCGCTAGCCGCCGGATGCCGACCTCTTTGATCATCGCGTTGGTGATCGCGGCGGCACCGGTCGGGTTGTCGACCCGCGCGATGGCCTCGGCGGCGTAGGTCACGACCTCGCTGGCCAGCATCGTGTTCGACGAGCACGGGATGGTGTCCAGCATGAAGTACGGGCCGTTGGCGACGCTGGTGTTCGGCGCGCCCGGCGTCCCCGACGGCTGCCATGGACTGGTCTCCGGGTCGACGACCTTCAGCACGATCAGGTGGTAGCCGGCGGAGGTCAGGTTCTTCGACCACGGCACCGAGCTGTCGGAGTCGCCGAAGTACGACTGCCCGCGGATGTTGTGGTGCCGGAGCACCATCCCACCCGGCGCCACGTTCACCGACCCGGACGCCGTGGGGGTCGCGGTCACCTTGAAGTCGCCGGGCAGCGCGACTCCCTGCACATCCCGCGACAGCCCATTGATCATCCGCCGCAGCACATCGTCGGAGTGGACGGCGCCCCCACCGATGGCCAGGGGGACAGGGTTGATGGGCACGCGCGCCTCCTACATCGTTCCGTAAGCGGCGCGCCACGCCACTTCGGCTCTACTGGTTCCGGTCGGGTCGTACGCCCCGTACTTCACGGGGTACAGCCCCGGCGGCAGCCGCAGCTGCGACAGCCGCGCCTGGGGGCCCAACATGCCGGCCATCCACGCACCGTCGTTGCGTAGCAGGCCCTGCTGCCACGGCTTGCCGGACATCCGGATCGACTCCCCGGTGCCGATCTCGCCGCGCAGCTGCCAGCGCTGCCCGCCGATCATCACCCACGGGTCGAGCGACGGGCCGTAGAAGGTGACGTCAGTCCACGTCGGCCGGCGGCCGCGCACGACGGCCTGCTCGACGATCGGGGAGTCGCCCTGCGCACCGATGGTCAGCGGGAAGGTGATCGGGAACGTGAAGCCGGAGGCCGACGTGTCCGACGGAACCGTGCGGATCGTGATCTTGTCTTCGACGTCGTCGTAGTAGGTGTGCTCGGCCAGCCGGAAGTCGGCGACCATGTGCACCCGCCCGGTGCGCACGAACGTCGGGACGACCTCGAAGTTCCCCGGGCGCCCGTACACCCGCCGGATGCGGCCGGCGATGCAGTACCGCAGCGGCACCACGGCGTTCGGGGTGCTGCGCAGCTCTTCTGCGTCCCAGAGCTCTTCCATGTTCTGCGCCCAGCCGAGCGCCTGGCCGGCGTCCTCGACGTCGGTGTACATGTCGAAGGCCCACGTCGGCGGCGTCCGCCGGTCGGTGCCGAACCAGCGGACGTCCGCGGTGGGCGACAGCACGTCCTGCGTGCGGGTGTCCGCCCCGCCGGGGGAGAACTTCTCCACGACGACCGTCTGGCCCAGCCCGAACGGCACCCACGGCTCGGCATCGAAGACGAACTGGTAGTCGATGATGTCCGGCCGGTCCATGGTCCAGACGGCGTGGTCGGTGGTCGGCGCCCACGAGGTGAACGACCGGACCATCGTCATCTGCCGGCTGAAGCTGTCGGTCGCGCCGGCGGGCGAGGCGACAGCCTTGCCCCGCTGCACCTGCACCGCGTCCGTCGCCCCGGCGCTCGAGGTCGCCGTGCGGGTCATCGTCAGGGTGCGGGTGTGGCTGTCCGTGGCCCCTGCAGCGTCCGTGGCGTTGCGCTGGCCGGCCTGGGCGGCGGCCGGCGGCCGGATGACCACCGAGGCGCTCAGCGCCTGCGACGAGTCGTTGGCGGTGCCGTTCTTCGTGGCGGTGGATCCGGTGGCCGTCAGCGGCGTCGTCGCCGTGGCGAGGCTGGTCCACATGTCGGAGCCGCCGACCTGCGTACGGAGATCCTGCGCGGTCGTCGACCAGGTCACCGTGCCCGCGGGGCGCGCGTTGTCGGAGCGGCCGAAGACGCTGACCAGCATCCCCTGGTCGACGCCGGCCGCCGACGGCGCGGTGTGCGTGAACGCGGCCGTGCCGTGCACCCCGAACTGGACGTCGGCGATGGGGTTGTTCGGGTCGAAGGTGCCGGCGGTGAAGACGAGGATCGCGGCGGCGTGGTCAGCGCTGCCGGGCGAGCCGAAGGTCCAGCCGGTGCCGGACACGTCGCCGGCGGTGGCGATCTTCCACGCGACCCGCATGCCGCCGATCTCGGGTGTGCCCGACGTGCGGTCCAGCGTGCCGGCCGTCGTCCAGCCGGTCACCGCCGGGATGCTCGCCCCGTTCGCGTCCCGGTCGCACAGGTACGCGGACAGCATGAGGTCGCCGGCCGTGAGCCCCGCCGGCTTCCCGACCGGCAGCGAGCTCCCGGCGCCGGCCTCCGCCGTGACGCCGCTGCGGTAGGTGACGCCGGAGGGGGCCGAAGGCAGCACGTACGGGTCCGGCCAGGCGGACATCGTGTGCGTGGTGCCGTACATGTTCCAGCTGTAGGGCGTGACCAGGCCGAAGTTGCCGGCCGCGACGAACGCCCGGCACGCCGGCACGCGGCCGTCCAGCTCCGGGGGCGGTCCCGCCTGGTAGTCGCCCCAGGCCTCGAGCACGACCTGGCGGGCGTCGTTGAACTTCGCCAGGTAGGTGCCCTCATTGCCGCCCTGCGCGGGCGTGGAGGCCTGCGACCGGGCGGTGGCGCGGATCCCCTGGAACGACTGCCCGCCGATGGTGGCGGCACCCTGCCCGTGGTTGACCGAGCAGTCGTAGTAGTGCAGCAGGCCCAGCGGCGACATGTCGTCGGTGACCGCGAGGTTGTAGGCGGGCGCCCAGTACAGCCGGTCCCGCTCGGCCATCTGCACCGTCTGGAACACCGGGTCATTGCCGGCGGCCTGGAAGTCAGCGACGAACGCCGACCCCAACTGCGTCAGCGACGCCGCGTGGCGCTCGTCCTGCGTCGCCATCGCGTCGATGCTGTTGAGCGTGGGGATCCACTTCTCCAGCACGTTCCCCGGCTTGGCCGACTGGTAGGCCTTGATCAGGACGTTCATGTCGAACGTCGCCGTCGTCCAGCCGACGATGCCGCCGGTGTACCCGCGGGTGTCCTCGATCCCGGCGCCGTACTCGATGTAGCCGAAGTGCGTCCACCACTGCTGGTTGCCGTTCTCCACCGTGCTGACGAAGCGCAGGATCGCTTCCTTCAGCTTGGGGTCGGACAGGTTCCAGGTGGCCGGCGGCGCGGCGACGGTGACCCGGTCGAACTCCGAGATGGTCTGCGTACCGCCCTGCCGGCCGCTCTCCAGTAGCAGGCGGCAGTCGGTGGCGGTGTCCGCCCACGCCGGCAGGGTGGCGGTGCGGCGCGCGGTGGCGGTGCCCGGGGCCCCGGCGTTGTCCGGCGCCGTCTCGAAGATGATGTTCGCGCCGCTGCGGCGGATCCGCCACCAGGCGTGGTCGGTCGCTGAGTAGGCGACGCTGGTCCCCGCGGCGTCGGAGTACCCCACCCGCAGCTGGCACGTGAGCATGCCGCTCACGGCGTTGTGCGACATGGTGATGCTGGTCCCGGCCGGCTGCGCGCCAGAGGTGACCGTGATCGCGGTGTACGTGTTCGCCGTGGCGCCGTTGGCCGCCTGCGGGTAGACGCGATACCAGCCGGTGTCGTCGAAGGTATAGATCGACGCCGTCTGGAAGCCGTGGTACGCCGCGGTGCCGGCCGCGGTGTTCGTCAGCCGGGCGCGGCCGCCGGTCTCCGACACCGAGCCGTAGTTGCCGGTCCACAGACCGGTGTCGATCGCGTTGTCGTTGAAGTCGTCAACGATCGTCGAGAGGTTCGGCATGATCAGGTGGTGAAGGTGTAGACGCCGCCGCGGTCAGCCACACGGACCTTGTGCCAGAGGTTGTCCACGACGTCCCGTCCCTGATCCGTGGTGTTCGCATGGATGTTGATCTCCCGGGCGAGCATCCGGTCACCGCCGGCACCGCCGATCGCGCTGGTCGCGTCGACGAACTGCCGGAAGTACCGGTCCTGCTCCGGCGCCAGCACCCGCTCGTCGGGGTGCAGCATCGCCATGCCCTCGCGCGCCCAGCCGCGGGTGTGGCCGCCGCGCGCGAACGCCGGCACCTGGCCACCCTGCGCGTACCAGCCGTTCTTCTGCCAGAACGCCCGCGCGCCGACCGGGGAGCCGTAGCGGCCGCCAAAGTAGTTCATGCCGGCGACAGCCTGGTGGTTCACCGGCGCGAGGCGCGCCTTCGCGAACGAGCTCGCCTGCGGCGGCCGGTACGCGCGCCACGTGCCGTCGATCATCTGGAAGAGCCCGGAGGCGGATGACACGGGGTTCTGGGCTGTCGGCCGCCACCCACTCTCTTTCCGCACGATCCAATCGAGCGCATCCCACTGCGGGCCACTGCCCCACCCGCGGGTTGCGGCGACCGCGCGCACCGTCTCCTGCACCGGACCATTCGTGGTCGCGACACCGAGGCTGGACCCGGCGGCGCTGGCCGCGCCGTCGGCGTTGGCCTTCTCCTGCGCCTTGCCGGTGAGCATCTCCACGGCTTTGTCGATCAGGAAGTGACCGGCCTTGCGGGGAATGCCGTGGAACGCCGGCGGCTCGTTCCAGGTGAGCTTGTTCACCGCGGCGCGCGCCGGAGCGACGAAGGTGTCAGCGATTGATTTCTTCAGCGAGTTGAAGATTTCCTCAATGGTGCTCTGCGTGACCGTCGCGCTGCCCGACGCCGTGCCGATCGAGCCGAGGCCCTTCCCGGTGTCGGCGTGCATGTGGTTGAAGTGGCCGGCCGAGCGCCAAATCACCCGGAACCCCATGCTGCGGGCGAGCGCGGCCAGCGGGTCGAGCTCGCGCTGCTCGAGCGCTGACGTGCCCGGCCTGGTGTTCACGTCGATGGCCTGCGCGGAGTAGTGCAGCGAGTTCTTCCCGTGCACCGGCGCGACGCCGCCGAACGCCGGGTGCTCGGAGACGCGGGCACCCTTGGACTGCAGCAGCCGGCCGAGGTCGACGATCGAGCCCTGCGCGAAGCCAGGGATGACGGGCCCACCCTGGGCGTACTTCTCGCGGACGTCGGCGCGGCGCACCTTCTCGGTGGCGGTGTACCGGCGGGGGGCCTTCGCGAGCTCCTCGGGGAAGGTGCCGTGCTGCACCGACCGCATGAAGTCCCCGCCGTACTTCTTGACCGACCGGACGGGGTGGATCCACTCAAGCGGGTTGACCTTGATCGGATGCTTGTTGTCGACGATGCCCAGCAGGTTGTCGGCCTCGGGGCCCCGGTACCGGCCCTGCAGCTGGCCGCCGGCCCGGAAGTTGTTCACCCCGTCGCGGGTGAACTGGCCGCCCACGGCCGCCTCGGGGATGCCCTTCTGGGGGCTGATCTTGCCGACGCCGGGCAGCAGTGCGGCAACGGCGTTCCAGGCGGGGACGATGCCGCCATTCCACACCGTGTTGATCATGAAGTTGATCGGCACGGCCAGAACGCGCTTGATGCCATTCCAGATATTGCGGATGTTGTTTACCGCGTCCTGGAAACGGTCCTTCACCCACGACAGGCTGCGCGCCACCGCGTCCCACGCCGGCTGAATGATGTTGTCGTATACCCACCGGAAGAAACGGCCCAGGGCGTCCCAGCCAGACTTGATCAAGTCGAAGATCGGCCGGACGCGGTTGTTCCAAAAGTTCTGGAGGTAGAAGACGAGGCCATCCCACAATGGCTTGAGGATGGTGTCATACACCCACGTGAAGAATCGACCGAGGAGATCCCAACCGGCCTTGATCTGATCGAACAATGGCCGGACGCGGTTGTTCCAGAAGTTGGTCAGGTACTGAACCAGGCCATCCCAGAGCGGCTTCAGAATGGTGTCATACACCCAGACGAAGAATCGTCCGAGCGCATCCCAACCGGCCTTGATCAAATCGAAGAGCGGCCGGATCCGGGTCTCCCAGAGCCACGTCAGGTACAGCTGCAGCTGATCCCACGCCGGCTTGATGATGTTGTTCCAACCGGCCATGATCCCGGCCGACAGCAGGTTCCAGGCGATCAAGATCGGCGCGAGCACGATCGTCACGAGCACCGCGAGGAGGTGCATCGCGGCCGACACCAGGAAGTCCCACGTCGGCTTGATCACGTTGTTCCACGCCCACTGCACGGCCGTGGACACCGCGTTCCACGCGGCCATGATCCCGTTGAACGCCGGCAGCAGCGCGTTCTGGTAGAGCCAGATGCCGGCCGCGGCGAAGGCGTCGATCGCCGGCTTGATGTAGTTCTGCCAGGCGCCGACCGCGGCGTCCTTCACCGCGTTCCAGGCGCCGGTCACGATGTTCCGGAAGGTCTCGCTGTGGGTCCAGGCCATGTAGAGGCCAGCACCCAAGGCGACCAGCGCGAGGATGACGAGCCCGATCGGGTTGGCGGTCAGCGCGGCGTTCAGCAGCCACTGCGCGGCGGTCCACAGACCGGTCGCCACCCGGACGAGCAGCATCCGGGACTCGTACAGCTCGATCGCCAGCTTGCTGAAGGTCACCAGCGCGTTGAGCGCCTGGAAGGCCTGCACCGCGGCGAAGATCCCGATGGCCAGGAAGGGGAACGCAGGGCCCAGCGCGGTGATGATCGACAGCAGGGGGGGCAGGAGGATGAGCGCCAGTTGCGTCACAAGCGGAATCAGCGGGATGAACGACCCGACCAGCGTGCCGACGGTGCTCGCCAGCTGCGGCACCAGCGGCGCCAGCTGCCGGAAGGCGTCCTGCAGCGCGCGCAGCAGCTCGTGCACGATCGGCGCGAGGATCACCGCGAACTGAGAGAACGCCGGCAGCAGCTGGCCGAGCACGATGCTGGCCGCGGTCCCGATCAGCGGGGTGATCGCGCCGACCGCGTCGCCGACGCCCTGGAACCCGGCCCGCAGCACCGCCATGCCCTGGGCGGAGCTCACGAACTCGCGCACGCTGGTCGTGAGCTGCACCAGCGTGGTGAGGAAGCCCTGCCCCTGGTCGTAGCCGGCCCGGAAGACGCTGACGATGATCATCCCGACGTTGCCGAGGATCATGCCCAGCTGCCCGACCACCGACAGCGCCTGGCTGATGATGTCGTGCAAGATCCCGGTCTCGCGCGCGTGCCGCACCCAATCCGCGGTGCGCTGCGCCAGGTTGGCCAACCCGCCGGCGAGGTTCGGGATGAACTCCGAGCCGACCACCGCGATGTCCGTGAGGATCTGCACAATCGGCTGCGCGGCGTGCTCCACCTCGGCGAAGCCGGTCCGGACGTTGCCGAGGATGGTGCGCACGTCGTCGACGGTCCGGGCCTGGTTGACGAACCAGAGCACTTCGCGCGCGGCGCCGTTGATGATCGCCGCGAAGAGGCCGAGCTCGCCGCGCAACATCGGCAGGTAGTTGCCGGCCAGCGACCGGACCTCGGTCGACAGGCCCTCGAACATCTCTTGCTGAATGGACCTGCGCAGGTCGTCGAACGCCGGCTTCGCGTCGACGAGCGCTTGGATCACCGCCCGGCCAGCGGGAGCCATGTCTTCCATGGCCTCGGTGACCTTGTCCATCTTGCCGTCGGCCAGGCCCTTGAGCGCGGCGTCGAAGCCAATGAGGCCGAGCTTCGCAGTAGCCACCGGTGCGGCGACAGCGGCGGCCGCGGCCGGCAGCAGCAGCAGCGCGCCCGACGCCGCCAGGGAGGCGCCCGTGACGGCCACCAGCGCGCCCACGCCCGCCTGGCCGGCGAGCACACCGAACGACGCGGCGCCGATCGACCCGACGGTGCGGATCGTCGACGCCAGGCCCTTGCTGGTGCGGTCCAGCGCGTCGGACCGGGCGTTCAGCTCGGTCATCGACTGCGCCAGCCGAGCGAAGCTGAACCCGGCGCCGTCGCTCGCCGACTCCAGCGCGCGGTTCGCCCGCTCCAGCGACCGGTTGGCACGCTCCGAGGACTCGGTGGCCAGCGTCGCCGCGCGGCGGTTGCGCTCGAGCGCGGCCTCAGCCGCCAGCAGCCGCGCCGACCCGGCCTCGGCGACCTTCCGGACCTCGGCCAGGCGCTGCTCGGCGACCTTCACCGCATCCGAGGCGTTCGCTTCCTTCGCCCGGGCGGCCGCGACCTTCGCGGAGGCGTTCTCCACGCCGGCAACGGCCTTGTCCTGGAACCCCTTGCTGTAGGCGTCCCCGGACTCGCGGCCCACCTGCCCCGCCGCGTCGACCGAGCCCTTGCGCAGGTTGCCCAGGAAGTGCTTCATGGACGGGAGGACGTCGACCCACACGACGTCGGCGTTCACACGCACTACCTCCCGCCGCGGACCACTGATTCACTCAGACGGTACCGCGTGCGCGCCTCCCTCCTGCTCGCCAGCAGCCCTTTCGGCCTCCTCGCGCTCGAGCTCTTCCATCTCGGCCACCATGCGCCGGTATTCGTCGTCGCTGACGTAGCCGTCCTCGACGTCGGCGATGATCTCCTCGACGTGCTCTTCGGCCAGCATGTCCTCGGCCTCCTCGACCGCGGAGTACGGGCGCGGGAACGGCTTCGGCGGCTTGCGCCGTTTCTTCGTGGCCGCCGGCTGGTCGGCGAGCACCGCGAGGATCTCGCCGAGCCGGTCCCAGACGCGCGCCTCGAGCTCGGTGCGGGTGTCCCACTCCTCGGCCGGCGGCCGGTACCCGCCCCCGGTGCCCGTCCTGCGCGCCTCACGCCTGCGCCGGGCTTGCTCGAGCGCGAACTCCGGGTCGTTCTGCGTCGCGAGCGTGTAGTGCGACTGCGGGGCGCGCGCCAGCCGCTCGATGATCACGGCGAGGCGGCGCCACGTCTTCAGCGGGAAGCGGGGCGACATGTACTCCCGCAGGTTGTCGCCCCGCTCCCACAGGTCCAGGTCGATCGCGTCTCCGAACCGGTCGATGACCGGCCGGAGACTCAGGATTGGGGGTTGACGCCCATCCCGTCGGCCGCCTGCAGCTGGTAGTGCACCAGGATCTTGCTCATGAGGATCGCCCGGTCGGTGAACGGCCGCTTCTCGGTGGCCCGCCACAGGCGCTCGGCCACGTCCTCGCCGTACAGCGCGACGTAGGCGGCGTAGTCGTCACCGGAGCGGGCGGCGGTGTTCCAGTCCTCCATGGCGTCGCCGTCGGGGCAGGGGAACGACACCTTCTCGTCGGGCAGGCGCTCGTCGGTCTCCGGGTCCCAGCGCGGCACCGGCATGACGAACGGCGGGACGTCGCTGGTGGCGTCGCCCATCATCTCGTCGAAGCTGTCGAACTCCTCGACCTCCGGCGCCTGCTTGCGGGCGCGGGTCGGGCCGGCGTAGCGCTTGCTGCGTCCCTTGGGCATGGGAAGTCCTCTCTCAGGGGTGGGCCCCGGCGCGGGGGCTGGTCCGCGCCGGGGCGATCAGGGGTGGAGCGGCGGTCAGTAGGTGGTGAGCACGTAGGTCAGGTTCGCCTCGGTCGGCTCGTGGTCGAAGGGGTCCTCGGTGATGTCGGCCGGCAGCAGCACGAGGGTGTCGCTGCTGTTGCCGGGCACGTCGAAGTTGGTCACGCCGTAGAGCGTGCCGATCAGGTGCTCATCCTCGAAGACGGCGACCTCGACGCTCGCAGTGCGCGCGGAGGGCTCGGTGTTGGTCAGCGTCAGCTCGGCGAAGGTGTAGGCGCTGCCGGTCGGCCAGTCGAGGTGCTCGATCACCCAGCCGTTGTCGCTGTTCGGGGTGTCGTCGACCACGTCGGCGTTGGCCTCGGCCTCACCCTCGAGCTCGTCTTCGATGCCGCCGGCCGGGGCACTCAGCGACGGAGCGGTGAGCTCGGGCGCGGCCTCCACGGCGGCGTTGTAGTCGTTGACGGCCTTGTCAACGTCGCTCATCAGCGAGGCGAACGCGATGACCGAGAAGACGATCGCCAGGGTGTTGAGCACCACGCCGGTGATCGACATGATCCGGTGGCTCTTGAAGATCCCGATGGCGCCGAGCACGAAGCCGACGATGCCGATGATGAAGGCGAAGTACCCGACGACCGGGATCCACGACAGCATCACGCCGACGATGCCGAGCACCAGGCTGGAGATCGCCAGGCCGTTGCCCTTGCGGGGGATCGGCACGAAGGGCGGGTAGCCGGGCTCGTAGCGGTAGCCGGGCGGCGGGACGGGGGTGCCGGTGCCCGGGTCGACGGGCTGGCCGCCGTAGCCGTAGCCGGCGTACTGGTCGGGCTCGCCGTGGCGGGGGCGGGGGGTCTGGCTGGGGTGAGACACGGTGTGATCCTTCGTTCGGGGTGTGTTCTGTGCTGCTCGGGTGTCCTGAAGGTAGCACCAGGTACTAGCGCACGCAACAGCCCCCCGGTCTCGGGGGATGAGACCGGGGGGCTGCTGTGCGGGGGCAGACGTGCGCGATGGGGCCTGCCAGCCCATCACCCGAGTCGTGAGACTCTGCGCTTCCCCACCCCGAAGCGGGGACTAGTGCATTCCTACCCCATCACTCCGACGTTGCACCCGACAGCGGGCCCGGAGGTGCCGGCGGCGGGGCGACCGGCTGGGGGTCCTTCGGCTTCTCCGTGGAGTAGCCCTGCGACCGGAGGTTGGTCTTCTCGACCTCGGTCAGCGTGTCGCCGTTGACGGGATACTCGCTGCCGTCCGGCGCGTAATAGATCACCGTGGGGTCGCCCCCGCTGTCCCTGCGTGCCATGTCGTCAGTCCTCTCTCAGCTCGAGGCCTTGGTCAGGCCCATGCGGGTGATCAGGGAGGTCGTGAAGCCGGGACCGCCCCAGAAGGACCGCTGCGACGTGCCGTAGGTGGTGTCCACGTCGGCGGACAGCGTCACGCCGTAGCGGATCGGGTCGCCGTCGGACCAGGCGATGGCCTCAGCGTCGGTGAGGATCGCCTTCGGCAGGTACTCCGCGTGGTAGATCGTGTTCGACCCTTGGCCGTCCTTACCGACGGCGAGCAGGCGCACATACGTGGTGCCCGGCGCGGCCGGCTGGTCGAAGAACAGCTCGTTCTTCGCCGCGGGCACGACGGCGCTGGTCAGGTCGATGCCGTAGTAGAGCTCCCAGACGGCGCGCTTGGCCTCCAGCATGGTGAAGGCCAGGTCCAGCGTGCGGCTGGTCGCGTCGCGGCGGACCGCGGTGCCGTAGCCGTAGGCGCCGACCTCGCTGATGTCGATCGAGGGGGTCCAGCTGGCGCCGTCATCCTTGCCGATCATGCCCAGGCTCTTGTACGAGTCGGGGATGGTCAGCTGCGTGCCAGCGGCGTTCGTCACCGTCGTCAGAGCCGGAGCCGCCGGCCACGGCGCCACGAAGATGGCGAGCTCGAGCATCTTCCTGATGAGGCTGTCATCGTGCCCCTTCAGGTCGGTGAAGGTCCCGGTCACGTCGGGCATGCTGTGTTCCTCTCGGGTCAGCCGACCGCGCGGCGCGGGCGGAGCTGTATTTCGTACGAGGCGACGGACCGAGGGACCGTCGGGGACCAGGCCAGGAAGTACGGCCACTGAATCGTGACCACCTGATCCACGTCTTGTCCGTCCACCTGCGTGAGGGTGCCCATCGCGGCGTGCGACGCCGCGGTGAGGGCCCACATCGCTTCGCGGGTGGCCGCGAAGTTGTGGACGTCGATCCGCGGGTACGCGGTGACCTGGTCGTCGCGGGTGGACGTCCCGGCGATCAGGCGCACCAGCGGCAGCCGGGGCTCCAGCGGGTCGGGCAGGTCGGTGACCGCGCGGTACGCCGGCGGCAGCGCGCGGGGCTGGCCGTTGCCGCCGTTCATGTGCCGCGCGACGAGCCGCTCCACGTCAACGAAGGGCAGGACGGTCATCGGGCACTCACCGCCCGGCCGAGGATCCGCCGCCGGGCGATGTTCGCCGTCCCGTGCTCGTAGTCGGCGGGCGCGGTGATCCGCGCGTACGAGCGGCCCCGCGGCCGGGTGCCGTCGTAGCGGCCGATCACCACGTCGGGCGCCTCGACGGCGGCGATGCGCCGCGCGGTGGCCGCCTTGCGGTCGGCGACCTCGGCCAGCTTCGCGCGCACCTGCCGGGACTGCATGACGGCGCGGATGAGGCCACCGTTGCCGCCGTACCGGGAGTCGATCTGTGAGACGACCAGTTCCTTGATCGCGGCCATCAGGTCAGCCTCCGCAGCTGCACTTCGATGGCGGTGTCCCACTCGCCGACCTCGCCGATGACGCCCCACCGGCGGCCGGTGTACGTGCCGTCGGGGTTCTTCGTCCAGTTGGACAAGATCGCGTCGGCGGTCTCCACGTCGTGCGCGCTGAGCCGGGTGGCGATCAGCGTCGCGCCGGAGATCGACGGCGACGTGCGCGACTGGTCCTCACTCGAGCGGGTCGGGGTGAACGAGCACCACCGCAACTCGCGGTACACCTTCCCCTTGGCCGGGTTGCCGTACTCGTCGGCCTGCTCCCAGTTGTCGATGCTCTTCTCGAGCACGACCGTGTGATCGCCGAGCTTCACGGGCCCGGCACCAGCCACACGGAGCCGCTGTCGACGCTCTTGATGAGCGGCTCGGCCGGCTGCGGCCAGCTGGACGGCGCCGGGTACGAGCCGCGCGGCGCCATGCGCTTGGCGCGGTACCGCGCGCGGACGCGGTTGAGCACCGACTCGCGCTGGTTGCGCTGCGACCACATGGTGCCCGTGGGGCCCGCCTGCCGGCTCATCAGCGACGTGGGGTTGTCCGCGAGCAGCGCGGCCAGCTCCACCGCCGACGCCCACAGGAAGTCGTCGAGCGGCTCCGGCAGCGCGTCCAGGCCCGTGGCGTCGAGCAGCCACGCCCGAACCATGTCGATGACGATGTCCACCTGCTCGTCGGGCAGGTCGTGCTGAGGGAGGAGGGCGCGAGCGTCCTTCCTCGTCAGATTCGCAGCCATCTCACGCCCTCCTCTCTCGGTCAGACGCTGTCGTCGGCGCCGCGGCCGGTGCGACCGGTGCGCTTCGCGGACGACACCGTGCTGGTGCTCGCCTCGGCCTCCTCAGCGACCTCGGCCGGCGTGGAAGCCTCCGACGCCTCCTCGGTCTCCGGCCCGCCGGTGCCCTCGCCGACGGTCGCCTCAGCGACGCGCGGCCGCGGGCCCTCGTTCGGGAAGCCGGGTGCGGTGTGCACCGTGAGCTCCTCGACGGGGGTCTCGCGGTTGAAGGCCTCGAGCGCCTGCTCCTCGGTGATCTGCGACCGAAGAGCGTCCGGCACCGCGGCCAGCGCAGCCAGGTACTGCGCCTTGGCCAGCTCCAGCTGCAGCTTCTCGCGGGCACCGGGCTCGCCGACCGCGCCGACGGGCAGCAGGCGCCGCGCGTCCTCTTCGGTCAGCGTGACCGTCTCGCCCTTGTAGTGCCGCACGAAGGTGTACGGCTCGCCGGGCTTGCTGGTCGTCTCGTCCCACTGGTCGGCGAGAAGTTCGTACTCGCCGGCCTTGATCTCGTTGACGTCGGGCATGTCTGTCAGTCCTCTCAGGCGGCCTGGATGCCGGTGATCCAGCAGGCGGCCAGGGGCTGGTCGACGCCCAGGACGCGCTTGCGGGTGGTGTCGGTCCGCCACGACTCGGTCGGGCCGCCGTTGGGGCCGTTGCCCTCCGGGTAGAGGCCAGTGGCCTCCAGCGGACGGGTGTCGGAGCGGAAGCCGACGGTCCCGCGCTGGAGGACCAGCGCCCGGTCGTTCGGCCAGAACCGCGTCAGCAGCGGGTTGAGGCCGAGCACCTGGCCGGGCATGGTGCCGCGGAACGCGAGCGCCTCACCCTCGGCCGTGGTGTTGTAGACCTTGAGGAACTCCTCGTTGTCCTGCAGCACCGCGCGGATGCTGCCCGGCAGGATGATGGTGTCAGCGTCGAAGCCGAGGTACTCCTCAGTCGACACCTCCGCCGCCGGCTTCGCGGTGGCCACCTTCTCCTGCGCGGCCGAGATGTCCCGGCGCACCTTGCTCGTGGCACCCGTCCACGCCGCGGTCGCGGCGATGCTCGGGATCGACGAGGAGGCCAGCAGCAGCGCACGCAGCACCCGCTCTTCCGAGCGGATCATGGTGTTGGTCAGCTGGCGGATCTGCAGGTTGACCTTGTCGACCTGGTTCTCGTCGCGCATCTCGCGCGACACCCGGACGCCCAGGCCACGCTTCACGCCGACCGCGACGCGGGCGATGCCGCGCTGTCCGACGGCGATCGGGATCTCGCCGTACTCGGCGACGTCCTCGACGTCACCGGCGAGGAACAGCGGCGTGTTCTCCTCGAACCCCACCAGCCCGTTGCTGTTGCCGCCCGCGTTGCGGAAGACGACGTCGGTCAGGAAGGCGTTGTTGAGCAGCTCAATGATCCGCGCGGGGATCATCAGCGGGTTGCCGACGAGGTCGGCGACGGTGGTGCGGGAGCCGTCCGAGACGCTCCCGACCGTGGTCACGGTAGCCATGCTGTGCTCGCTCTCTCAGTCGTGGTGGTCGGGGCCGTCAGGCGATCCGCATGAGGCCGACGGCGCCGATGCCCACCCCGTTGGGAGCGGTGCACTTGCCGACGATCGTGCGCGGGTCGGCGGTGGCCACCGTCACCGGCGTCACCTGGCCGTTCGCGGCGCACTGGAGCGCGTCACCGAAGTTGGCCGCGGCGGCGTACACCACGGGCACCTCGGAGCCGCTGGACACGACGGCGACGTTCACCGGGAACGGCGCGAAGTTGACCAGCGGGCGGCCGCCGACGGTGCCGGCGGTGCCGAGCGCGGTGTTCACGTCTTCCGGGGAGTGCGCGTCGGTGATCGCGACGCCCAGCCACTTGGCGGAGCCGGCGCCGGCCGGCCGGATGCGGCCGCCGCGGGTCGAGTCGGTAACGGCCTCGACGACCTGCCCACCGGTGATGATCTGACCGAGGGCGGGGACGTACGTCCGCTGCGCCTGCTGAGTAACGACGGGGATCGCGGGCATCAGACAGTCCATCCCTTGTAGAGCGGCGAGTCGACGACGGCCTGGACGTCGTCAGGGGTGTCGGTCTCCCCGGAGTCGTAGCCACGCTCCGAGGTGTTGACCGCCAGGCCCGGCTCGAGCTTGGCCAAGATCTCCTCGTACCCCTCGGGGTCGAGCTCGAGGTTCTTCAGCCACCGGTCGCGGTCCGCGGCGCGGATCTTGCCGGCGATCGTGGCGGCCTCGACCAGGCCGACCCGGCGGGCCTTGACCTGCTCGGCGCGCGCGGCGGCACCGGCGGCGGCGTCCCGACGAAGGTCGGCGAGCACGCCCTCTTCGATGGCGACGACACCGGCGGGGAGCTTCGCCGCGACCGGCTCGGCTTCCTTCTCGGTGGCGGGTGCCTGCGTCGCGAGCTCGTCCAGGGCGTCCAGCAGGTCGCCAGCAGCGGCGTCCTCGCCCAGTCCGAGCTTCTCGCGCAGGGCGGTGAACTCCTCGTCCGTGAACTCGTGAGCCACGGCACCTCCCTTGTTCGTGGACCCACCCGGACGGGCGGGGGTCTGTGGTGCCGGTGCGTGCGCCCGGCCCTGGTAGCGGAACACCTTCGCGGCGAACTTCGACGAGCGCACCGCGGCGGCCACTTCGACGTCCTCGGTGTCCTTCTCGCGCTTCACGATCCGGTCGGCCAGGCCAGCCTCGACGGCCTCATCGGCGCCATACCAGGCTTCGTCGCGCATCGCCTTGCGCCAGTCGGCGGCGGTGCCGCCGGCCCGGTCGGCATAGATGTCCGCCATCGAATCGGACAGCTGGTCCATGACCGCGGCCTGCGCGCGCATGTCGTCGGCGTTCCCGACCGACAGTGCCCAGGCGTCGTGGATCATCAGCTGCGTGCCGGTGCCCATGACGAGCTCGTCGGCGCCCATCGCGATGACGGACGCGGCGGAGGCGGCCAGCCCGTCGACGTAGGCAGTGACCTTCGCGGGGTGGTTCCGCAGCGTGTTGTAGATCGCGACGCCGTCGAACATGTCCCCGCCGGGGGAGTTGAGGCGCACCTCGAGCTGCGCGACCTTGCCGATCTCGTCGAGATCCTCAGCGAACTGGGCGGCGGACACCGAGTCGCCCCACCACGAATCGCCAATGTCGCCGAAGATGCGGATCACCGCCGCGTCGCTCGCCTCGGCCTTGGCCATGGCATACCACCGGCGCTGATCACCCATGGGTGCACACGTTAGCGCCCAGTAGCGCACAACCCCCGGGCGACGGGGTCAATGGCGCGGAGAGAGAAGTCACCCGCCGTTCTCGCGGTCGTCGTGACACCTCAGCTGCAGGCAGTCCGGGTACTGGCAGGCGTTCTCGACGACCTTCCGGAACCGCCACGCGAGGTGGAGCTTGACCGCCGACTCGAGCACCAGCATGCCGAGCAGTAGCAGCACCAGCACCGCGCCGACGACGAGGATGAGGCCGAGCAGGTCCATTACTCGTCGGTAGCCGGTGCCGCGTTGTCGGCCTCCGGGCCGGTGGCGGGGCGCTCCGGGACCGGCGGGCCGGCGGCACCGGCCGGCGTGGTCGCGTTCGGCAGCGGCGCCTTGGGCGGCAGCCCGACGAGCTGGCGCACGAAGGCGTCCAGCGCGGGGTCGGGGAAGATCGCGCCCGAGGTGATGAGCATCTGCAGCGCCTGCACCACGGCCCCGGCGTTCTGCCCGATCGGGTCGAACGTGATCACCGGCGCCGGCTCATCCTCGCCGAAGTTGACGTCGACCAGGTCTTCGACGACGTGCTGCGTGGCGGTGTCCGCGATGAGCTGCGCGAGGCTCTGCAGGCTCATGATGAAGAAGTCGATGAAGCTGGCGCCCAGCGCGTAGCTGCCGGTGCCGGTCTGCTGGCCGAGGTTCAGGAAGTGCGCCAGGACGCTCTTGGTGATCGCCTCGTCGTGGTAGCGGGCCGCCGCTTCGATGTCCGGCAGCATGCCCTGCACGCCGAGCAGTTCCATGCGGGAGCCGAACGGGCCGGCACCGCCGGCCGCGGTCCCGGCGCGGTACTGCTGCGCCAGCGCGTGGCCGTGGTCGAGGGTGTCCTCCTCCTCGCCCGCGGTGTAGTGCGGCACGCCCATGCTGTTGCGCTCGTCCCGCTCGTCCCAGCGCCGCAGGGACCGGTCCTTCAGCAGCCAATGCTTGTAGGCCGAGCGGAGCAGCGACTGGCCGAGCCACGTGCCGCGGCGCTTGTAGACGTAGGCCACCAGCGACTCGACGGGGATCGTGATCGGTTCCTTATCCGACGTCGACACGACGCCCGGCGCGATCCACGGGCGCTGCACGATCGCCTCGAGACCACCGTCGCGGGCCGTCTTGATCTCCTGAATCGTCTTCGGCCAGCGCGGCGCCAGCTTCCGCAGGTGGAACTTCCCCGTCGCCGAGTCGAAGCGGTAGACCTGCTCGAAGAACATGTGCCCGAACACGGTGCACTCGAGCGCCCATTCGACGTGCTGCGTCCAGCTGAAGCGGTCCCGCTCCCGGGTGGCGCGCGGCGGGGCCTCGCTCTTGCCCTTGATCGGCAGCCCCAGGTTCTCCGCGACGAAGGTGACGACCTCGTCGGAGGCGTCGGCGGGGTCCAGGCGCCACGTCGCCTGCTGCACCGGCAGCTGCACCGCGGCCAGCGCGGACAGCACCTGCGGGTCCTGGCGCTGCATGCGGTCGTAGACGACGTTCGACGCCGGCCACTGCAGCTCCGGGGTCTCCTCGTCGCCCCACATGGCCCACCACTGCGATGGCTGGCCGTGGCCGACCTCGACGGCTCGGGGACGACGCGCGACGCGCAGCCGGGTGGGCTCAGACATGCACGCTTCTCCCTAGAATCCGACGCCGGACAGCGCGCCAGCGCTACCGGATGACCAGTCTGCCCCACCGGGCGCTGAGGGCACCGCCGTCGGGGTCAACGCGCCCCCCGGGCGGTGCTTCCCGAACGCGACGTGCAGGTTCAGCCCCAGGCCTGCCAATGCGGCACCGACCAGCGGGCTGATGTCCCCGCTGCCCTCCGTGGTGAATCCCCGCGTGCTCTTCGATTTGCCGATGAACCGCCACCGGGCGACCTCGATCGCGCGGTTCAGCGGCTCATCGACGCCGGTGGGGACGTACTTCCCGGCGCCGAAGTCGTCGACGATCGCCTGGCACGCCTGCCCCATCTCCGCGGGCCCGGTGAGGATCGGGTCGAGCCCTGCCGCCTGCAGCTTGGGCACCAGCGCGCCGGCCGGGCCGCCGGAGTCGATGACCAGCACCGCCGGCTTGAACAGCTCGGTGATCTTCAGCAGCCGCGGGATCACCCACTCGACGCCCTCCTGGTGGTAGACCGTCGACGACCCCCAGGTGCCATCCTCATGCCAGCCGGCGGCCACCAGCGACGTGCGCACGCTGCCCGGCATGCGGTGGATGCCCAGCACCACGGGGTTGCTCAGCGGCTGCACCTCACCGGTGGCGGCCGCGTGGAAGTCCTCCGGGTCGAACGGGATGTCCTCGGCCTCGTCCAGGTCCGGATCGGGCCAGAAGTCGGGCGCGCAGAGATCCTCGACCATGAACTTCCGGACGCCCATGCCGTTGCGGTCGTCGCCGATGGTCTCCAGCTCCAGCAGCACCCGGCCGTCGGCGATACGGCGGCCCAGCGACGGATTCGCCAGCGCCCACATGAACGGATCGTCCAGCCGCTCGTCGACCTTGTTCACGAAGCGGCCCGTCTCCGGGTCCGTCTCCCGCTCCGGAACGCTCCACTCCAGCCAGCACATGCGGTCCCCGCCGGCGAGCGCTTTCTTCCGCATGCTCGCCAGCTCGATACCGTTCGGCATGCTGTCGCCGTCCACCGGCGTCGACACGAATAGCACCTGCGGCGACGGGGACGTCTTAATCATCGGGCGCAGCGCGGCCAGCTCGGCATCGGTGAGGTCGTAGGCCTCGTCGCAAATCAGCAAGTCGCCGAACAACCCACGGCCGGCGTTGTCCGACCGGGTGAAGAACAGGATCTCCCGGCCGTCCTTCAGCACGACCCGCTCGTCACCCTTACCCGACCGAATGCCCCGTTCCCCGCCATTCACCTGCGCCAGCAGCTTGGGAGACGCCTTGATCACGTCCGCCATTCGCTTGAAAGCGTCCGTCGACGTCCGCTGCAGCTGCGCGGTGTGGAAGATGCGCCGCGCCTTCAGCACGTACAGGTGGTACAGCTCGATGATGAGGAGGACGTCGCCCTTACCGTTCTGCCGGGCCACGATCAGGCCCACGTTGGCCGCCGCCCACTTCCAGCGGCCGCCGTGCACCGTGTCGTAGGGGTCCTCGACGTAGCGCTCGCCCATCGCGTCGACGACGGCGTTCTCCTGCCACGTCATCACCGTCCGGCCGGTCATCTTCCGGAAAAACGCCACGGCCGCATGCCCCGCGCACCGGTCCTTCCGCACCGTCGACGTGCCGCAGCGGACGCATCGCGCCTCGTTCGGCGGCAGCACCCGCAGGCGCGGCTCTTCGGCGCCCAGGATCGGCTCGGGGGCGGTCATCGCGGTCACCTCGGCCGCCGATGCGACGGGTTCCGACCCTCACACCCGCACGGCACGCCGCAGAGGTAGAGGTTCAGCGGGCACCGCACGCGCTCGGCGGTCACTTCGCAGCCCTCTTGCCGTACCGGAACGTGTGGTAGAGCCCCCCGGGGAGGTTCGTCGTCACCGTCCGGCGCGTCGGATTCCACGTCAGCGGGCCCAGGCGCACCGACAGCGACCGCGGGCCCCGCTCGGTGATGTTCACCGCCACCGGACCCACCCGGGGGCGCGCGCGGAAGCGGAAGCTCACGGCACAGCCCTCGGCGGCGGCCGGCGACGCGCCCGCTCGGCCTCGAAGTCGCTGATCTCCTCTTCCCGGTCCTCCTCGAGCGCGTTCTCCTCGGTCGCGGCGCGCGCATCGGTCATCGCCACCGACAGCTGGCGGTCCAGCGGCGGCAGGTAAGCGGCGTTCTGCGTGGTGTCCATGGTCTCGGCGAGCGCGCAGGCCCGTTCGGCGGCCGTCCGCAGCGGCCCCGGGGGCGTCAGCGGCGTCCAGCCGAGCGCCTCGAGCTCCGCGCGCACCGCGGTCTCCAGCGGCCCGATCGGCAGCTCTTCCTTGTCGTGGGCGCGCTGCCAGCGACGGTAGGTCACGACAGCCACCCCCACGCTTGCCTGATCACGTACGCCACTGATCCCCCCAGGACGCCAGTTGCTACTGCGCTGATGACCACATCAGGCCACGACGCGCTCTCGATCCTTCGGAAGAGCACTCGGCACCTCCACGGCGCGGGTGCTGACCAGGTTGGCCACCACCGCCGCGCCCGCGATGAGCACCCATCCTGCGGCCTGCATCCCGTACAGGGGCACCACGGCGGCGTATGTGAGCACCTTCTGCGCGTTCATCGCCGCTCAGTACCCCACCGGCGGGCACATTGTGCCCAACTCTTCGGTGCGACACGCCGCCATGTCCACCCGATGGCCAGACCGAGCCGGTAGCCGGCCCGGGCCGCTCGAGACGTCACAGCATGCCCTTGCGCCTGACCTTGGCCACCTGCTCCTGCACGGCGACGTAGTCGGCCCAGGCGCCGGAGGCGTACGTACGGATGCGGCTGATCAGGTTCCTCATGCTGCCAGACTAGCGCACGCGCGCGTACCCCGGAAGCGTGGCGCGGAGCACGCTGAGGGCATGCCTGGTAAGTCGGTGAAGAACTGGAAGGTGTACGAGGCGCTCCGCGACAAGGGGTACTCGAAGACGAAGTCGGCCAAGATCGCCAACAGCAAGAGCAAGGGCGGCAAGCGCAAGGGCAAGGGCGGCCGGAAGCGCAAGTGAGGGGCCCAGCGACCTGATCTGAGCAGGTGCCGGGCCCCTCACCGCGGCGTCACGGAGGGATCAGCCGATGTGACGGTAACCCGTCGGCGACCCTGCCCAGTCGAGGCTCGTCACCTTCAGGCCGACGTTCTTGTTCACCGCGTGGATGACCTCGCCGTTGCCGATGTACATGGCGATGTGGCCCGGGTAGCGGACCAGGTCACCGGGCACCAGCGCCGCGCGGGTCGTCGCCGTGCCGGCCGAGGCCTGCGCAGCCGACGTCCGCGGCAGGTTCTCGCCCTGTGACTTCCAGGCAGCCTGCGTCAGGCTCGAGCAGTCCCACTGGCTGGGGCCGTTCGCGCCGTAGACGTACCGGTCACCCTGCCGCATCTGCTCGAACATGTAGGCCACCGCGCCGGCACCCTTGCCGGAGCTCGACACCGACGGCGTCGGGGCCGGAGCGGAGCGGTCAGCGCCCCGCGAGGTGTGCTCCACGGGCGCCGGAGTGGCCGCCGGAGCGGTCGCCCCACCGGGCAGCTTCAGCACCTGGTTCGGGAAGATCACGAACGGAGACTTGACGCCGTTCAGGTCGGCCAGCGCGTCCCAGCGGACGCCGTAAGCCTTCGCGATCTTGGCGATCGTGTCGCCCGGCTTGACCTTGTGGGTCCCGTTCCCCTGCTCGGCCGCAGCCGGAGCCGGAGCCTGCACCGCGGCCGGAGCCACGGGAGCGGGCGTGGAGACATGCGCCGATGCAGTCCCAGCGGTGACCAGCGGGAGCAGCAGGGCAGTGCCCACCGACCCCACCGTGATGGTGTTCCGAACCGCCGAACGCATGACGGCGACCCTCCTTTGTAACGACATGAGGCCCTTCCGACCTCGCCGATGACGTTACGTAGAGGTGATGTCAGATGCCGTGATAGCGACGACATGCGTAACGTGAACCTCGTCGCGCCTGTACGCACTAGGGCACGACGCCTTGGCACAAGTCGCCCGCTGTCACACGGCACGCCGCGCCCGACGCGCCTACAGAGCGCCCGGTGTCAGCACCACGCCCAGCACGATCCCGGCGCCGAACAGCGCCGCGCACACCATCAGCCAGTCGCCCGACCGCGCCGGCCGCGCACCCGTCTGCGCCCACAGTCCCGCAGCGAACGCCGCCAGCAAGCAGCCGAAGAACACCGCGCCAGCCACGCCGGCTCCCCTCTCTCGTGTGCGCCATGGCCCGCCAGCCCGCTCAGCTGCCCGCTGCCGCCCTCCCAGCGCTCGCCGCATGCCCACCACCGAATCGTGTCCCGAGGCCCGGGGGGAAACTCCTGACTGTGCGGCGCGGGGGTCGGGCGGCCGGGGGCTCAGATTTTCGGTGGGGGGCCTGTGTCAGCTGAGCGTTCCGCTCCAGTCGCGGTCCCACCACGCTGGCATGTCGGTGGAGCGTGTGCCGTCGCCTCGTGAGGCGTTGCAGGTTGCGAGCATGAGCCTGTCTGCCTTCATGCCACCTTGGCTTCGCGCTTGTGAGTGGTCAGCTTGAAGCGGTAAGCCGTCTGCGTTGAGGTGCTGCGATCTGTACATGGGCAAGGCACGTCCGGCCTTACGGCACAAGCATGCAGGTCCACACTCTCGACCAACTCCACATGGACAAGGCGTTCCATCAATGTGCTTAGCTATTAACCTTCGTCTGTTCTTCTGATGTTCCCAACCAAGATTGCGTTCTGTTGTTGTCTTCCTGTTTGTACTTGGCATTGTTCATTCCTTAGTTCATAACATCACATCATCATCATTGTATATAACTAACTATGTATTCATACATCTATCTTCGTGAAGCACATACGATATGAGTACATGCACAAGGCTTACCTTCACACATACCATGATTACTATTCATACATGATGTACATAGATCACCATGCTTATCCTGTATGTGCATACGCATAGCCCTACGTGTGATAGCCACTGGTACCCCCCATGCATGTGACCCCCATCCACAGTGGGGACAGGTACCTGCACCTGGTACCCCACTGTGGGTGGAGGTCATGAGCGACGGGGTCTCTTGCCCAGCTCGCTGCGCACAATCTCGATCGAAGCTGCGATGAGCGCTGTTGCGATGAAGATCCCTAGGCCGAGTAGCCACCACCATCCCCCGATGATCCCTCCGACTGCGGTCCCGAAGAGCAGGCCGAGCAGGCCGACGATGCGGAGGACGATGGTCGACTGCGACTCGGGGGCCGTGAGGGGATCCTCCCGGTCGGAGGTCATCGGCCGTAGGGAGGCGGGTCCATGGTGAGGTTGACCCGTCGTCCACGGCCGGGCTTGTCGGGCCACTGAGGCGCGGGCTTGGGAGCCGGCATGCCGTCGGCGCGAACGACTGCCCAGGAACCGGGCGCGTAGACGTCGCGGATGAAGCCGTTCGCGGTGAGGCTGTGGTCAACGCGGAGCATGCCGGATTCGGTGAACTCGAAGTCATGGACGTCTTCGACGAGCGCGGGCTGTTCGTCGCCGTGCCAGCGGGTGATGGTGAGGACGAGGCGTTCGGGCTGGGGTTCGGTCATGGGCCCAGGGTGCCAGAGCTGTAGCGCGTGCGCTAGAGGTGGCAGCCACATGCGCAGGCGACGCCTTCGCCGTTGCAGTCGCCGCAGCGGATGCCGGCGTATCCACCGGACAGTCGGATCACGACAGGGTTGGCGATGTCCTCGGGCAGCGGACTGCCCTCACAGCCAGGGCACTCCCGGCAGTGAGGGCAGTCAGCCTCGTCGTGCGTGATCACTCGGTGTCCGATGCTCCGGTGTCCTCGTCCGGGGCGGAGGTGGTCTGCGCGGGTGCCTCGGTGGCCTCCGGCTCGTCCTCCTCGGTGTCGGCCTCGGCGCTCGGGTCGGCCTGCGTGGACTCGGCGGTGCGGGTGATGTCCTGACCGCCGGTGGGGGTCGGCTCGGCCTCTTCGGTGACCTCGGGCTCGGGGGCGCTGTCGTCGGGCGGGGTGGTTGTGGTCACGGGTGCGTCCTCCTGCTGGTCGTCCTCGGGCACCGGGGTGCTCGGGGTGTCGTCGGTGACGGTGCCGAGTGTGGTGGATCGGGACGTCTCGGTGTCGCCTACCAGCGCGGCGACGGGCTTGTGGGTGAGCAGCTCGACGGCGGTGATGGCGATCATCACGCAGGCGAACATGGCGACCGCTGCTGCAGCGATCTTGAGCCAGAACTTCCGGTCGAGCTTGATGTCGAACCGCTTGCTCTTGCGGGGGTCGAGGTGGGCGGGCAGCTGGTTGACCGCGTCGAGGGTGGCGGCGGACATGGTGCGCGTGGCGTCCCGGCCGGGCACGGCGGTGGCGCCCATGGGTGTGCCGAGCGGGATCACCTTGGTCACCTTGGTCGCGCCGCGCTTGAGGCTGTGCGTGTAGAGCGCGGCGGCGACGGTGGAGATGACGGATCCGACGGCTGCTCCCCACAGGGTGCCGGCGGTGCCGAGGCTGGACGCGGCCACGGTGCTGGTGACCGAGGCGAGCGCACCTCCCGCGGTGGCGGCCGGTGAGAGGCCGAGGCCCTTGGTCTCCGGCTCAGCCGGCTTGGCCTTGGCAGGGGCGGTCACTCGTCGTCTCCGGGTGCTCGGTGCCGGCCACCGACATGGGTGAGGTCGAGGCGGGTGGCGCCGTGGAGCTCGAGGTCGGACTCATCGTCGTCGGGGTGGCGGAAGGCGGGAATGGTCTGACCGTCGACCACTTCCAGCTGGTAGTCGGGGCTGAGGACATACGCCCAGCCGGTGTCGGTGACGTTGGAGGCGATGCGTCCGGGGTCGTCCGGGCGCATGGCGGGGATCTCGTTCGTCGCTGGCACGTCGCTGGAGACGACGACCTCGAACTCACCGTTGGGGGTGGGGATGAGTCGGGCCTGCTCGGTGGGTGGCGGGTCGACGGGGTGCCCGGCGGTGGTGACGACGTGCACCTCGGTGGCTGCGGCCGGCTGCCGGGTGAGCTTGTTGGGGTCGGTGGGGATGCCCAGTTCGGCCTTCAGCCCCTCCACGGCTTGGTCTGTGCGTGCCACAGCCGTTCGGGTGGTTGGGATGTCCACCACGTTGCCCGAGGCGCTCAGCGGGGCGCTGAGGGGCTGCACGACCCCATGCCGCTCGTCCTTCAGCTCGGCCAGGAAGTCGTACACGTCGTCGACGGCCTTCTCGAGGTCTTCGCGCATGCCCTTGATCGAGCGCAGCACGCCCCAACTGGTGACGAGCAGCAGGAGGAGGGCCGTCCAGAACGCGAGGTTCGTGACCCATCGCGGGATCTCGGTGAGGAAGTCAGTCATGGGAGTCGTCCAGGTCCACCGCGCGGACGCGGCCAGAGGTGAGGGCGAGCACGAGGCTGGTGCGGTCCCGCAGCTCGGCCTTCTGGCAGACGGTGCGGATGTGCTTCTGGACGACCTTGACGCTGATGCCGAGGGTCGCGGCGATCGTCTCGTCGGAGGTGTCCTCGAGCAGCAGGGTCAGCACGGCGTGCTGCGTGGGGTTGACGGGGATGGGCCGGCCGCCGTGGGTGCGGTACTCGGGGGTGCCGGGCATGCCGAGCACGGTGCGGCCGTGGGCGGTGAGCACGTCGACGACGGTCTGCTCGTCCCAGGTGCCCTGGTGCCGGCCCAGGTCGACGATCTTGCCGAAGGACCACTGCGCGACCTGAAGGGTCAGGATGCGGTGAATCCACGCCGGGGGCAGGTCGAGGCGCGGCCGTTCGCGCAGGGAAGTCATGGGACCCGAGGGCACCATGTCGGGCGCCGACGCGCCAGGGGAAGTGTTCACGATCACGGGTTCCGTTCGGGGTCGGCAAGGCGCGTGACGGGGTAGGTCGCGAGCCGGTACAGGGCGTCGAGGGCGTCGCCGATGACGATGTCCAGGGCGTTGGTCAGCCGGCGGATCATGCGGCGGCCTCCTCGCTGAGTTCGGTGATGTCTTCGTCGGAGTGGTAGGCGAAGCGGATGCGGCGGGGGTGTCCTCCCTCGGTCATCAGGTAGGCGATGCCCGGGTGGGCAGCTGGGATGCGGTGGGTCTCGGCGCCGGCTTGGCGGGCACCGAGGCCGAGGATCATGTCCGCCTGATTGGCGTCGGCGGTGCGCAGTGCGATGCGCTGCCGGAACAGCGCGCGCATGCCGATGACCTCCACGCGGGCGTCCTGCGTGGCGCCGATGACGCAGAACCCGACGGCCCGCCCCTTGCGGAGCAGCTCCCGCAGCGCTTCGTGGCAGCGCCGCTTGAGGTCCCGGTCGGGGGAGTCAAGCAGGTCGGCCAGCTCGTCGATGAGCACGACGACGAGGGGTTCGACGACGCCCAGGGCGGCTTCCTGGTCTTCGTCGCCGGGGGTGAGCTTGCGGATGCCGACGTCGGCGAGCCGGGCGGCGCGCTCGTTCATGTCCTGCACGGCCTGCTCGAGGATCTCGACGCCCTCCTCGGGGGTGGTGACGAGCACGTCGAACAGCTCGAACCCGGGGGTGAGTTCCATGCCGCCCTTGGGGTCGACGGCGCGGAGCTCGACGTGGCCGAGGCGCCGCGCCGGCTGGCAGCCGGCGACCAGGGCCCAGATGACGCTTCCTTTGCCGCTGCCGGTGACGCCGGCGATCAGCAGGTGGTTGCCGAGCAGCGGGAGGGTGACGGGGCGCCGGTCCTCGTTCAGCGCGACGGGGATGCGCTTCAGGTCGTCGGTGGCCTGGAACGGCGCCACGGGCGACTGCAGCGGATCGACGTAGTCGCTGATCGTCCAGTTGGTTCGGCTGCCGACGCGGTACAGCGCCGTGTAGACGGCGGTGATGATCGCGACGAGGCCGAGGAACGGCACCCACGGGAAGTCGGGCATCAGCGGCGGGGGCGGATCTCGAACCCGGGGTCGTGCGGGATGGTGTCGTCGACGGTGATGGGCAGCCCGAACAGGTGGTCGGGGATGGGGATGATCTCGTGCCCGACCTGCCGTTCGGCGTGGTTGAGCAGCCCCTCGCGCATGGCGGTGGTGAGCGCGATCTCGATCGGCGCCTGGCCGGTGACCGTCATGTGCGCGGTGATCTGGCCGCGGATCGTCTCGAAGATGTGGCCGCGGATCGTTCCGAAGACGTCGGCCGCGGTCTCCCGGGTCCACTTGGGGGGAGTCGGCGGCGCCGGCTTGTCGAGCTGTTCGAGCGCCTGCAGCACGCCGTCGATCTGCTCGGCCGCCCGCTGGGCGGTGCCGGCGAAGGCGACGAACAGGTCACGGTTGTGCCGCAGGCCTTCGGCGAGCACCTGCGCGACCGCCCTGATGTCGTCAGGGGAGGGCTCGGTGGTCATCGGACGGTCTCTTCGACGTGGTCGGCGGCGTCCTCGGCCTGCAGCGTGACGAGCGCCTGGACGGCGCAGGGCAGCAGCACGCTGTGGTCGGGGGCGGTGCCGCTCTTGGTGTTGTCCCAGGCGAACGTGCGGCCGTCGTTGGTGGTGACGGTGACGATGCTGCGGGCGGTGATCTCGGCCATCACGCGACCTTGGCCTGTGGGTCGATGAGGACGTCGAAGGTCTGCGGGCTGGTCTGGTGGATCAGGTAGCCGCCGAGCTGCCGGTGGCGACGCATGAAGTCGCCCACGGCCCACATGCGCGGCTCGGCGACCCAGTGCGGGACGACGACGTCGTGACCCGCGCCCATGGTCCAGACGCGCACGACGGTGACGGTGGGGGTCTGCTTGATCAGCGTGGTCGTGAAGCACAGGCGGGTGGTTTCGGACATGGTGGTGCCTCCTGGGGAGTGAGGTCGCCGTGTTCTCAGCGGGGATGGGGATGGGTCAGAGCGTCGGGTCGAGGTCGTCCGCGAGGTCGCGGAGCTTCTCGCGCGCGTCGAGGCCTCCGACGAGGCGCGCACCCTTGCGCAGCGCGGTGGCCTGGCCGACGAGGTAGTGCGTGAGCAGCCGGTCGACGATGGCCGGGTCGGGCTCACCGCGGCCGCCCGATGACTTCAGGATGCCCCGAATGTCGATGGCGACGCGCTCGATCGGGTCAGGGGTGACCTTGAGGAACACCCGGTCATCGCCGGTGGGGTGGATGGGGGCGGGGGTGACGGGGCTGCCGTCGGGCTCGCTCATGCCCCCAGTGTGCCATAGGAACTAGCGCTAGCGCTACCCCCGCTAGGCGATGTCCGCGGCGTGGAAGCCGGGCACCGTCACCCACGGCCAGTCGCGGTGCTGGTAGGTCTCCGGATCCCGGGCGCCGTGCATGATCCGCTCAGGCCATGCGCGCTCGTACCGGTGCTTCTTCCAGTTCACGACCTCCAGCGGACTGAAGCTCTTGGGGCAGGTCTCCCCTTCGATGTCCGTCAGGCCGATGCCGGACTCCAGCCACCGCAGCCACACCGACGAGCCGGACACGCGGGTGGGGCGCTTGCCGGCCGATCCGCCGTGCCCGGGGTGCGCCTCGATGACCACGGCGCAGCCGATGCGGTGCCGCACGGCGTCGACGGACACCTGAATGCGGCGCATCGCAGCCTCTTCGTTCGAGCCCTCCTCGTACAGGCAGTACAGGGGGCCGAGGAACAGCACGTCGGGCTTGTGCGCGGTGGCCCGCTCGAGCAGCCACTGGGCGTCCTCGTCCTTCGTGAGGTCGACGCCGCCCATCTTCGACAGGATGCGCATCATCCCGCGATCGGGAGGCTGGCCGTACGTCTCGGTGACCACCGGCAGCATGCGCATGAGGCCTCGGCGCAGCTGGCGCTCGGAGTTCTCGCAGTCGATGAACAGCACCCGGGCCGGCTCGAAGTTCTCACCGGTGAACGGGTGGATCCCGGACGCGATGCCGAGGGCCAGCTGCCGGTTGAGGGTGCTCTTACCCCAACCCTCGTAGCCGGTGATCATCAGCCGGTCCTTCCGCTCGAGGATGCCGGGCAGGATCCAGTCGAAGCCGGGGTCCTCGCCGTCGAGGAAGTCCCACAGGTCGGGCGCCAGGTCGGGCGCGACAGGCAGGTCCGGCTCGTGGGTGGTGAGCAGCTCGTCGAGTCCGAAGCCGGCCTGCAGGTGGTCGCTGACGTCCTTCCCGTGCTTCGGCTCGACCACCCGGACGCGGGCGCCGCGGGCGCTCAGGGACGCCGCGACGGTGCGGGCGTGCGCCTGGCCGGGGTTGTCGTTGTCGGCCGCCACGACGACGTTGGAGCCGTCAGGGAAGTGCTCGGCGTACTCCGCGCGCCACTTGCCGGCCCCGCCGGGCGAGCAGGTGGCCACCAGCCCCTTGGCCTCGAGCGAGTGGACGTCCTTCTCGCCTTCGGCGATCCACACCGTCTCGCCGGCCTCGAGCGCGGCGAGCACCTGCGGCAGCCGGTACAGCACCCGGCGGGTGTCGCCGAGCTTCCACGACCACCCGCTCTTGGCCGCGGGGTCCGGGCGCCGCTGCGGGAACTCCTTGTCGGCGGTGCGGAGCACCTGGAACAGGAGGGTGCCCTGCTCGTCGACGTAGTCGTAGACGGCCACGGCGGGGCCCCGGGGGGTCCACTCCCCCGCCGGCTCGGCGCGGCGCTCGTCGCGGTTCTCCTCCCACGCGGGGTTGAGCAGCTGCGGGGTGGCGTTGATCGCCTCGAGCACGGCGGTTTGCTCACAGCCGGCGTGGCAGTGCAGCAGCAGCTTGCCGTCGTCCTTCACGGTGATGGTCAGGCTCGGCGAGCGGTCGTCGTGGGCGGGGCAGCGGGCGGTCCAGCTGTCGCCCGAGGGGCGGATGCCCTCGAGCCGGGAGGACACGTCGTAGGGCAGCGGGTTGCGCATCACAGGTTCCAGGGCTGAAGTCGGCGGTCCTGCTGGGACTGCCCGGGGCGGAGGGGGTGGACGGTGCCGTTGCCGTTGACCTTGGCCCGGTTGCGCCGCACCCAGTTGCGCCAGGTGGCCGCCCAGTCGATCTTGACGGCGTCCTTACCGGCCTTCGCGGTCCAGTAGTCGCGGAAGCTGTCGGCCTCATGGGTGAGCGCCGCACCGGCGATGCCGTACTCAGCGGCGGCCGTGACGTCCTCCGGCGAGGGCTTCCAATCCGCCGGCAGGCGGGTCCCCTTGGGGGTGGACCGCTTCGCAGGCGGCGCCTGCGGTGGAAGAGACGAAGTCTCTTCCTTACTAGTGGTCGGGTCGGGTCGGGTCGGGGCATCCGCACTAACGGCGTCAGTCACGTCGTCTGTAACGGCGTTACTATCGCCGTCGCTAACGCGCTTCCGCCACCGTGACTGGCGCTCTTTGTTCTTCGCCCGCTCGGCCTCGACCTGCGCCTTCGTCGGCTGGTACTCCTCCCAGTTGCGGAAGCGATACCCGTCCTCGGTGTGCTCCCACAGGCCGACCTCGACGAGCTTCTCGGCATCACGTCTGCGGCAGCCGAATGGCGACAGCATGGCAGCGGGAAGGCGGCCGTCTGTCAGTTGGCCGGCACACCAGGCGCCAGCGCGCAGCCACAGAGCCAGCGACGTGGGCGGGCAGGCGAGCACCTTGGGGTGAAACGCGAGCTGATCGTCGACCTTGAACCAGGGCATCAGACCAGCCCTGCCTTCCCCATGAGCCACGTCAGCGCGATGCTCTGCGCGTGGGTCCAGCGGGGGCAGACGTGCATGTCACGGCCGTGGCAGACCATGCAGCCCTCTGACCAGCCAAACCAGTGCATGCTGATGCCGAGGGAAACGACGTCGGTCTGCATGTGAAGCCACTGATCGTCGGCGGCGATGGCCTCCGCGCGCATGGCGTTGCCGACCTGCGGCCATTCGACGGCAGTCGAGGGCTCGCTTGTGACAGGGGATTGCGACATAATCGGTTCAGCTTCTCTCGTCGTGTCAGGGCTTGGACGGTCGTGCGGTCGAGAGGGGCGCTGCGGCCCCGGGATGCCACTCCCGGGGCCGCGCCCGTCTCTGGTGGGACTCTAAGCGGGTCCGCGCGAGACACGCCAGAGGGTGTGTCGTACGCGCGAGTAGGTGCTCAGCGTGGTAGGCGAGCTCCAGGGAAGAGCTTCCAGCAGGTGCAGTGCTGCGCATGCTCTGTGGACGCTGCCAGGCACTCCGGACACTTCGGCAAGTCCTGCCGGCGGAACTCCCCGGCGTGGTGAACGGTGGCGCCGCAGAACGCCGTCCAGGGGGCCCAGCTGCCGCGGTACTCAGCTGTGCAGACGGCATGGCGGTGCGTGGGCCCATGGGGGACCTCCGGGGAAGTGGGCGCCCGGGTGACGGGTGTGCCGTCAACGCCGAGCAGCTCACCCTCGACGGGCGTCGGTGCCCGGACGGCGGGGAGCGATTCGTTCATGCCAATGGACCTTACGCCAATGGGTTGCGCTTGCGCTACCCCGCTACCGCTTCACGTACGGCGGCCACCCGATGCGGAGCATGTACTGGGACAGCGTCCGACCCCTGTCGCCCTCGACGTAGAAGTCAGCGAGCAGCCGGCCGAGGTTGCCTTCCAGAGTCCACGTCTCGGCGCGAATGCCCTGCTCAGAGTACATGTCGAACCAGGCGCGCACATCCTGGCCACCCTGCTCCCAGGTGCCCGCACGGCCGTCCGGGAGGCGCTCCGGGAGCTGCTGCCCCTTCTCCGGGGTGTTGTAGTAGAGCGCCCGGCAGGACGCCCCCCGCGGGTAGACGACCGGGTCGAGGGTGATGCGCGTCCAGCGGTCCAGCAGCACGCCGTTGACCGCCACCGGGAGGTCTCCCTCCTGCTCCCACGTCTCGAGGTGCGCCCGGACAGTGTCCCCGTCGGTCACGGTGTAGGTGGTGACAGACCAATCGTCCCCGGTGGCATAAGGCGCACCGGGGACGAGTTGGGCCAACGTCAAGCCGTGGATCATGTGAAGAACACTCCCACGAAGTTCCCGCGGGCCGGCCCGTCCACCTCCAACATGTCGAAGCGATGCTCGTCACCGCAGGTACAGGGGTTGCAGCGGTACCAGCCGACGTGCGGCGTCCACTGGTCGATGGCCTGCTGCACCTCTTCGTTGCTGGTGAAGTCCGATGGCGGCTCGAGCAGGTAGTCCCGCAGCGCGGCCTGCGCCAGCGCGACGTCGTCGGTGCCGCGCACCAGGTAGTCGTTCCAGTCGATGTGCCAGACCTTGAGCTCGGCCATCACGTGTACCTCTTCCGGGACTCCAGCAGCCCGTTGAGGGCGTCCTCGTAGCGCTGGACGTCCTCGGCGGACATGGTGTGCGGCCGCAGCTGGTGCGCGGCGCGGGCGGCGTGCAGGTCGTCCATGGCCCACCGGATGGCCTTGTCGACCTCCTCGGTAGGGCTCTTCGCCGGCCGGATGGTCCTCACCGGTCGACCACCACGCCGAACTCGCCGTCCTCGTCGAGCAGCAGCTCTCCCAGCGGGTCGAGCAGCAGCACCTCCCGCGGCCAGTCGGCCCCCCACGAGTTCAGCAGCGGCACGCCGGGCAGGTCGTCGGGGACGCCCAGCGCCGTCCGGACGTCGTCCCAGGTGCGCGCCCACCGGTACGCGGCGATGCCCTCGTCGGGGCTCACCAGGGCCCCCAGGTCCCTCCCCGGGGCGTAGGCGCGCCCGCCGACGAGCGCGGGCAGCGCGCCGTGCTGGCGGAGCACCTCGAGCCCTGCGCGGACGCTGGTGCCCTCGTAGCGGGGGCTGGCGCCCGGGTAGGAGCCGCCGGTCCACTCGTCGCGCCGCTGCGCCTCCCAGTAGTGCCAACGGGAGGTGATGTCGTAGCGCTTGCGGTTGGCGTGGGTGAGCATCCGCAGCATGGCGAACTCGACGCACCGACCTTCCACGCCCTGGTCGTAGAACCGCCACCAGGCGGCGGTGTCGGTGGTCTTCCAGTTCCGCAGGCAGGTGGCGTGCCCACCGATGAGCCGGCCGAGGTCGACGGACTCCAGCACGTACCGCTTGCGGCCGCCGATGGTCCGCAGCCGGGGGTACATCATCCCGGCGTACCAGTTGGTGCCGGCGACCATGCTCGTGGCCTTGGTGGGCATCGTGGCGGCGCCCAGCGGGTAGCGCTCGAGGTGCTCGTGGGTCTCCGAGGGGACGCGGTCCAGCCGGCGGTCGAGGGTGACCCACCCGCCACCGGCACCCTTCAGGATCATGGGCGGGGCGGTCATCAGAGCTCCACCCCCAGGTCGCCTTCGACGGCGGCCACCAGCGCGTCGGCGAAGACGAGCACCCCGCAGTCCTGCATGTGGGCGTAGCCGCCGTAGTCCTCCCACTCGGGGCCGTCGGACTCGATGTACTCCCCGTCGCACCAGGCGCAGCGCAGCCCGTCCTCGAGCACGTCGAGCGGCACCCCGTCGACGAAGATCGAGCTGTCCGGGTAGAGATCCTGCAGGTACCCGGCGCCGTGCTGCTCGTACGTCTCGCGGGTGATGTAGGCCTCTCCCCGCCTCATGGGGATCACGTCGTTGCTCATTGCCTCATGCCTTCCTGTCGGTCCTCGAGCTCTTGCAGGTCGTCGGGGGTCATTCCTCATCCGATGCGGTCAGTTCGTCCCACACCCCGGAGATGACCTCGGGGATCAGCACGGTCGGGTCGACGAGGAACGTGGCCAGCGGGACGATGCAGTCGTCGCCGTGGAGCAGCCCGTCCTCCCCGCATATGGGGCAGGTGAACATCAGGGTTCCGGCCAGACATCGCCCGGCTTCAGCTGCGCGGGGGCGATGCGCACCCAATCCTCGGGCCCGTAGCCGGGTTGCTCTTCGTCGTGGTCGGTGCGCTTGCAGAGCAGCTCGCCGGGCACCTGCAGGTGCGTCTCCGGGGACAGCACGGTGGACAGCGGCCGGAAGCCGTCGCGGAGACTCTGCGCGCTGACCTCCCGCATGCCGGCCTCGGTGAGGTCGACGAACCGCGTCGCGCCGGTGCGGCACTTGCGCCCGTTGAGGTGCCCGTCGCAGCGGTAGCCGATCTCCCAGCTCATGCCGCGCGCCCGTGGTCGTCGAGCCAGGCGTCCAGGTCGGATGGGGTGACGTCGCCCGGGAGCCGGTCGTCGTCGAAGAACTCGAACCCGAGGTGCGACGCCCAGTGGTCGACGAAGGCGCTGCAAATCATGTGCCCGGAGTCCTGCACGCGCTGCCGGATGCGGCGGGTGATCCACCACTTCGTCTGCCCGGACGGCCGGCCGGTGAGCAGCACCTCGAGATGCAGCAGCGCCAACGCCAGGTAGTCGAGGAAGCTGTACCCGATGCCGAGGTGGTTGTGCGCCTCGTCGGCGGCGTCACAGCGGGTGACCCGCTCGAAGTGCTGCGCGGCGATCCGGTCGAGGATGTCCGCATCGGCCAGCTGCCGGCGGACGACGGCGTCGGAAACGACGTGCGGCTTGCCCTTCAGGTCGGCCAGGGAGCCGATGTAGACGCCGCCGGGACCCGCCTCGTACGTGCGGCCGCCGCTGCCGATGATGCCGGCGTGGGTCCAGCGGGACGGGATGCCGGCAATCGCCTGCATGATGCCGACCCACCAGCCGGTGCGGCCACTGATGCGGGTGAGGAAGAAGCTGCCGACCGGATAGGGCCCGGAGTCTTCGCGGTAGGCGCTCACAGGGAGTCCCCGGCGTCCGGCCGACCCTTGTCGACGGCGCGGCGAGCGATCTCGTCGTCGAGACGCGACCCCTCGGCTTCCTGCTCGAGGAGGTCGTCGCGGTAGAGGGAGACGCTGGCGCCGACCAGGTCATCGACCTGCGTCACGACGAGCACCAGCGCGTCGGTGAGGATGCGCGTCGCGGTAGCGATCTGCCCCTCTTCGGCGACGGTGATCGACAAGGTCAGTTGCACGTTCTCAGCCATGGTCAGAAGTCCTTCTCGGGCTTGGGGGAGACGGCTCGGTCGAGCGCGCCGATCTGCGACTGCAAGCGCTCGAGGCGCTCGACGAGGGTGTCCACGCGGTGGTCGACGCCGCGGATGGCGGCCATCAGGTTGGACATGGTGTTGAGCTGTTCCTCGTGCTTCGTGACGTGCTTCTCACGGTCCTGGACGTAGGCCGAGCACGCGGTGCACAGCTCCATGTCGAGGACGTCGAACGGCTCGTCGAAGCTGTCCTCGTGCCCGGCGCCGGGGGCCGGCGTGGGGGGAGGGGGCGGGGGCTTCTCGCAGTCGCAGGCGTGGCAGTGGTCGCGGCCGTGCGCGTTGGGGCTGTGCGTGCACTGCCCCCACTGGCACAGCGGCCGGTCGTCCTCGACGGTGACGGGCATCAGGCCTGCCCCCGCTTGCGGAGCTCGTCGACGTTGCGCGCGAGCAGGAGGTGCACGAAGAGGATTCGGGTCAGCTTCGTGGTGGTGCACATCACGAGGTTGTGGCGGTGCATCAGCTCTCCTCGGGGTGGACCTGCCGGGACAGCAGGCGAATGAGGACGGCGAACAGGCCGAGGCTGCCGGCGACGTAGGCGACCGCGACGCCGCCGACGGCGAGCGCGTAGCTCATCGGACGGACCCGGCGTAGGGGTGCTCACCGCGGCGGTAGGCGCGGAGCTCGCCGAGGCCGACGACCAGCAGGAAGCCGGCGGCGGCGGAGCTGGCGACGAGGGGCCGCTCGCCGACGAAGCCGACGAGGTCGGCCCAGACGGAGTGGAAGACCTGAACGAGGAAGGCGACGAACTCCACGGTGTGTCCTTTCGGGTGGTGCTACTCGGGTGCCAATGACTATGGCACAGCACTAGCGCACGCGCAACCCCCGGGCATGGGTGAGGGGCCGACAGCTTCCCTTCTGCCGGCCCCTCGCACCCGATCATGCACTACCCGGCGTCGACCTCCGGTGTGGCCGGGAAGTACCCCGCCTCACTGAGCAGCTGCTCGAGGTCGGCCCAGCGCAGCATCGCCACCCAGTCATCGACGTTCGCCGGCCCCTGCCCGCGGCCGCGCCACACCACGAACGGCAGCGCGGCCCCCGCCTTGGCGGCGTTCTCCCGGGTCCACTTCATCGGCCCGGGGTTCTCCGTGGCCTTCACCTCGATGTACAGCCCCGGCGTGCCGGTGATGTCCTCCCCGGGCAGCGACGCCGCCCGCGACTGGGCGTGCACCAGCCCCCGGAACCGCAGCCGGTTGGCCAGGATCTCCTGCGTCGCGCGACCCCGCGACACCCGATGGGTGGCCACTACCCCTCCCCCCCGTCGAGCGTCGGGTCCGGCTGCGGGTCGCTCGGATAGTTCATCCCCGGGAGCGCGTTCAGCGCGTCCCACTCCTCCTGCGACACCTGCACCGGCTCCGCGGTGAACGAAACGAAGTGCACCGTCTCCTCGTAGTTGGTCAGGTGCGTCACCTGGTGCGCGCCGGTGACGATCTTGCGCATGACGCTGGCCAGCAGTGCGGCCTCCCGCGCCATCGCATAGACCTCGGCGGGCGTTGGCTTTCCGTCGGGCATCAGCCGAGCCTTCCCCAGTCGGTGCGGTGCATCTCCTCGAGCCACGCTTCGTGCTCGCGGTGTCGACGTGCCTTGTCCTCCTCGTAGTCGGCCTGCGTGGGCAGCCCCGCGAAGGCGCGGAACTGCTCGAAGACGGGCTCGACGTCCTCTGGCACGCCGTAGCCGTTGTCGAGGCACCACTGGTGGGTGTTCCAGAGCTGCCGGACGACGTTCGTGACGTCCAGCGCGGCGGCGCCCACGTCCTCGTCCTCGGGCACCACGACGACCTTGGCGCCCGTCACGAGGTCACCTGCTCCCACGTCACGTGGAAGGTGTGGCTCACCACGCACGTCAGCCCCTCCTGCGTCCAGCCGTTGACGTCATGGGACAGGTCGAGCTCGTCGTTCACGCCCATGGTCGAGTTCCGCAGCGGCGGCGCGAGCTCGTCGTGGTCCAGTGTCTCGAAGGTCATCTCGATGCCGTCGATCACCTTCCGCCGGCTGCGGGTGACGGTGATCGCCGCCTTGGGGCGGGGCGGCGGCGGCGGCGGGGACAGCCGGTTGGCCGCACCCCGCAGCGCGCCGGCCAGGGTCTCCCTCACGACTTGTCCACCAGCAGCGCGCTCCGGACGGCACCGACGGCGTCGGGCAGGTCCTCGAGCGCCTCAGCGACAGCCAGGGTGGCGTACACCTGCGCCTTGCGGAGCTCGCGGTCCGGGTCCGGCGGCGACCCCTGTGCGTCGGTCTCCGCCCGCGTGATGCAGTCCAGCGCGTAGCCCTTGGCCAGGCGGCTTGCTTCGGTAGTCATGGCTCCCCCTCAGAAGACGTCGCTCATGGTGAGCATGATCAGCAGTACGCCGGCGACGAAGCCGGTCACGCCGCCGGCGAAGAACGACCGAACCCGGATGTCCAGCTCGTCACGACGGTTCAGCACCATCACCGCTCACCCCGCCCCAGCGTCTTCCCGGCCGAGGTCGCGTCGTCGACGATCGCCTTCTCGAGGTCGGCGCGCGCCGAGTCGACGGCGGAGGCGCCGTCGGTGGCGGTGCGGACGATGTCCTTCGCGCTGACCGACGCCGCCGGCTTGGGCACGTCGAACTGCTCGTCGACGGTGGTCTCCCCGCGCTGCAGCGAGGTGAAGACGACCTCCAGGCTGGCGAGATCCTCCGGCGTCCACTGCGCGACCGGCCGGCCGACGCGGGCGGTCAGCTGCGCCTCGGTCACGTTGAGCCGCGCGAACGCCGCGACAGCCTTCGCCGCGCGCTGCTCCACCGGCTCCCCGGTGCCGCGCTCCAGCGTCTCCCTACAGAGCCGCTCGGCCTCGTTCAGATACCACTTCGGCAGCGCCGCGAAGATGCACTCCCGCAGCGCCCGGGCGCCCACGTTCTGGTTGTTCAGGTAGACGTCGTTCAGGTCGACGAGGTCGACGCGGTTCTGGCCGCGCATCTTCTGGTGCGGCGAGATGAACGTCCGGCTCGACCGGCTGTTGGTCTGCACGTCCCAGGCGAACGACTGCACCTCCGACTGGCCGGCCTCGTCGTCGCGGTGCAGCTCGTGGGTGCCGGACTGGAAGTTGCCCCAGATGGTGGCGAGCTCCCGGGCGAGGTGGACCGAGGGGCCCTCCCCCCGGTTGGGGACGGCGTAGAAGGCCTGCCGAGCGAGGTCGTGGGAGGCGCAGGCCTCGGCCATCTCGCGGCGCACCCGCTCCAGGTCCCGGGGGAACTGCTGCGCGACCTGCACGGCGGCCGCGACCTCGGCCACGGCGCGCGCCTGCTCGACGGCGGTGACCTGGCCGATGCTCTTCGGCTGCGGAACGGCGCGCCGACCGGCGCGCTCCAGGGGTCCAGACATGATCAGTTTTCCTCCGTGATCTCGTGGTACTCGTAGTGCGCCCAGGTGGGCAGGCTGACCAGCGTCACGTCGTCCGCGTAGCCGGGCCAGGTGTTCGTGGTGGTGCACTGGACGTAGGTCTCCAGCGCCTGGTCGTTGAGCCCTCGGCCCATCCGCATGGCGTCGGCATCGGCCTCGACGACGTGCACCAGGTACGGCGCCCGCTTCTCCTGGAAGACGAAGAGGAAGACGACCTCCTCGGCGATGCCCAGGCCGAAGGCCAGGTCGGCGTACCAGGCGGCCTGCATGTGGTAGCGGTAGGAGGCGATCGTCTTCTCGATCGCCGGCTTCGACGCTGACTGGCACGTCTTGTAGTCCGGGATGATCAGCCGGCCGCCGTCGGTGAACGGCAGCCAGTCGAAGCGGCAGCGCCGGTGCACGTCGAACGTGGGGTCGTGCCAGAACGCGGACACCTCGGCGTTGCCGGTGCCCTCCTCGAACAGCGCGGCGGCGAGCTCGTGGGCCCGCAGCGCGTCGACCATGTCGGCGATCTGCTCGTACTGGTGCTTCAGCAGCGGGACGATGCCCTCGAGCCGGCACGCGGCGGCCCACTCCTGCGCTTTCTTCGACCGCCAGTCGGGAGCGTCGAACCACTCGACCTTCGGCCCGCTGCCCAGCAGCAGCTTGTGCGCGGCGGTGCCGTAGTCGAACGCCGGCTTCGACTCCGGCGGGTTGTCCTGCGCATGGCGGAACAGCGCCGGGCACGACGGCCGGAGCAGCCCCTTCGCGCCGGACACGGACAGCGCGGGGTGCCGGTGGTACTCCAGCTCGTCCATGCCGGCGACGATGCGGTTCCGGTCGTCGGTCACGCGGCACCTTCGATGAACGGGCCGGGGCACTCGTGGCGGAACCCGGTGGTGCGGATGCGGCGGATCGCACCCTTGCGACCGCACTCCTCGCATTCGAGGTCGATCTCCAGGGGCGGCACCGCGGGCGGTGTCCACAGGTCGTACTCGGTGAAGGTGTCGAGCGGCATGGGTGTGCCTCTCTCAAGGTTCGGGGTGGAGGGGTATCCGGCCCGGGGAGGCTCCCCAGCCATCGCCTGCGCGGGTGCGCGGGGCGACTCTCAGCGCATGTGCGCCAACTCCCCGGGCCGGACGTGTGGTGCCGCAGTGCCCCGGCTGTGCGCCTGATGACGTCGGGGCTTACGCCGCCTGCGGCGCGCGGGTCTCGATCAGGCCTGGGGGGCGGATGCCCCACCCTTCGGCCTGATGGTCTGGATCGCGGACTCTGGGATGAGCCAGGCGCCGCGGAGTCCGGGCAGCTTGCTGGTGCCCTTCAGGTCCCCGGCGCGGGCCCAGCGACAGATGGTGCTGATGTCGTAGCCGGTGATCCGGGACACTTCGGACGCACTGAGGGGCGTTGCGTTCTTCGTGCTGGGCATAGCGCTTACGCTACCCCCTTGCCAGACTTATGGCAACACCTCAGTGCTGCGGCTTCGGATTCGTGCAGGTCAGGGCGTGCTTCACGTGCCGCCGGCCGCCGACTGCCTCTGCGCCAACTGCCGACAGGACGTGAGCCACCCCGCAGTCGTCTATGACGACTGTCCCGTCCGGGCTCGGCTCGAGGTTAATCGCCAGCTGCGACCCCGACGAGGTGCGCACCTTGGCGATCGGCGCGCCGCAGTCCCAACAGCGGGAGCTCACCGCTGCCGCCGCCGCTCCGCCGCCACCTTCGCGGCCGTCTGCGCAGCCTTCCGCTCTTCCACCGCCGCGCGGGACACCACCCAATCGCGACCGACCCGCTTGCCGGCGAGCTTGCCGCGGTCCAGCAGCTGCCGCACCCGCTGCTGCCCGACACCGAGCATCGCCGCGGCCTCCGGCACGGAGACGACGACGGCCAGGTGCACGGTCGCGGTGCGCCGCTCATGCTCTTCGGTGGGCAGCACGGACAGCGCGAAGTCGACGGCGTGCCCCGGGAGCGCGTCCAGCGCGTCGGAGGCGACGTCGATCGCCTTCCAGGGGTTGGCGGCCTGCACGACGATGGTGACCGAGGGGCGGCCGTAGGACTCCCCCAGCACCGGGTCATACGACTCGCCGGTGAGCTTGGCGATGGGCACCTCGAGCTCGTCGACGGTCACGCCGTCCAGCTCGAGCGTGAAGTGGTAGTTCGGCATGGGTCCGCTTCCTCCTCGGGGTAGCGCATACGCTACGGCATTGGGCAACCTGTGGAAACAGAACGACCCCCCGGACACCAGGCCAGGGGGTCGTTCCGCCGGAGGAGGTCAGGTCAGCTGGCCGCGGTCGATCGGTAGACCTGCGTCCACATCGGGGAGCGGGTGCCGCCGGTGACCGCCGCGATGCCCGTCGCCCGGTACGTGGCGTTCAGCAGGTTGGTCCGGTGACCCGACGACCCCATCCACGCGCTGACCAGCGCCGACGCGGTGCTCTGCCCCCACGCGATGTTCTCCGCGCTGCTGCCGCCGCCCTCGCCGGCCGCGGTGAGCCGCTGGGAGAACGTGACGCCCTCCGGGGTGGTGTGCGAGAAGTAGTTGCGGTCCCGCATGTCGGTGGAGTGCTTCCGCGCGACCTCCTGCATGCCGGCGTCGACGACCAGCGCCGGGGCGCCGACCCGCGACCGCTCCACGTTGATCAGCCGCAGCGCCTCGGTCTCGAGCGCGGACAGCCCCGTCGGGGCCGGGGCGGGCGCCGGGGCCGGTGCCGGTGCGGCGGCCGCCTGCGGGGTGGCGGTGACCGTGGCACTGGCCAGGTTCCCGCCGCCGTCGCGGACGACGAACACCTCGAACGTCGCCGGGGTGCCGTTGGCCAGCCCGGTGAAGGTGCGCGACCCGGTGAGCTCGCGGTGCCAGGTGCCGTCGGTGCCGTCGAACCGCTGCACCCACACGCCGGCGGTCGCCGGGTCGGTCACGTTGCTGGCGGTCCAGTTGACCGTCACCGTGCCATCGCCCGGGGTGGCGCTGGCGGCCACCGACGGCCCGACACCGCTCGGCGGGGGCTCGGTCGGCGGCGGCGTGGTGGTGCCCACCGCGGCGGCCGCCCGGACGTGCTTCACGATCTGCGCCCGCATGATCTTGGCGAAGTCGCTGCGGTTGTGCCCGATCGCCGGGTACTCGGTGGTCACCTGGAAGCCGTTGTTCTGGTACCAGGCGACGCCGCCGCGGCCGCCGTATGCCGCGGTGCTGTACGCGCCGGTGGTGTCCTGCGTGCCGACGTTCCAGTGGAACGGCACCGCACCCTTGTAGGCGGCGGTGAACGTCGGTGTGCCCGCGCTGGAGTCCGGCGCACCGCCGAAGCTGATCGCGACGTTGACGCCGTCGGTCTGCACCTTCGTGCCGTGCCGCGGGAGGAACCAGCGCATCAGGCCCTGGGCGCCGGAGGAGTAGCCGCCGGTGGCGACCCGATCCTTCACGACGCCCTGCTCGGCCTGCACCTTCTGCACCAGACCGAGCAGCCAATCGCTCTTGGCGGTGGCGTTCGGCGAGGTGCTCGTGTTGTACCAGCAGTTGTCGCCGTCAGCGTCGCCCGGCGGGGGCGCCTGGGGCACCAGCAGCACCATGTTGTGGTCCTTCGCCACCTGGCGCATGCCGGCGGTGCCGTCAGCGTCGATCAGGTAGACGGCGTTCGGGTTGTCGATGCCGTAGCCGCCGGACCCGTCGAGGTAGAGCAGCAGCCCCTTCTCCTTACCGGGGTCGGTGTCGTCGTACAGGTGGTAGAGCGAGGTCATCCCGTTGAGGGTGAAGTTCGGCATGTCTCGCACCCTACGGTCGCGCGTCGCGTACTCCCCGCTGTGCGGTACGTGCGGTGCGTCTCATGAAACGACCCCCCGGGCGGTGGGCCCGGGGGGTCGTCCTGCTCGTAGGGATGAGGTCAGCGAGGCGTCGGCGGCGCGCTGATGGTGTGCGTCGTGCCGTACATGTTCCAGCTGTACGGGGTGGTCAGCGGGAACTTGCCGGTGGAGACGAAGGTGCGCAGTGCCGGCACCCGGCCGTTGGTCTGCGCGTCGCCCCACTGCTGCAGCACGACCCACCGGGCGTCGAGGACGGCGTTCAGGTACGCGGCCTCGCTGCCACCCTGCGCCGGCGTCTTCGCCTTGGACATGGCGGTCGCCCGGATGCCCTGGAAGGACTGGCCGCCCACGGTCGCCGAGCCCTGGCCGTGGTTGACCGAGGTGTCGTAGTAGACCTGCAGCCCCAGCGGCGACAGCCCGTCGGTGACGGCCAGGTCGTACGCCGGCTTCCAGTACATGCGGTCCCGCTCGGCCTTCTGCGTGGACTGGAAGACCGGGTCGGCGCCGGCGGTGCGGACGTCGGCCACGAACGCCGAGCCGAGCAGCGTGCGCGAGGCGTCATGCCGCTGCTGCTGCGTGCTCATCGCGTCGATGCGGTCGAGCTCGTCGATCCACTTCTCGAGCACGTTCCCGGGCTTCGCGGCGCGGTAGGCCTTGAACAGGATGTTGGCGTCGTAGGTGGCGGTGGTCCAGCCGACGATCCCGAGGGTGTAGCCGCGGGTGTCGCCGATGCCAGCGCCGTACTCGACGTAGCCGTAGTGCTTCGTCCAGTCCTTGTCGCCGTTCTCGACGGTGGAGACGAACTGGAGGATCTGCTCTTTCTTCACCGGGTCCGACAGCGGGGTGCTGGTGGGCGGCGGGGTGGTCGGCGTGGTCGGCGTGGTGCTGCCCGGCCAGACGATCGTGCCGTTCGTGGTGTTGACGCCCTTGACGGAGATCGCAACGCCGGTGGCGCCGGTCCGCGCGGTGCCCAGCACGTTGATCTTGACGGTGTGCGGGCCCTCAGCCAGCCACGGGGTCGTGTAGAGGTTGCGGTCCAGGCCAGGCGGCGGGGTCGGGTCGTAGGTGTCCACCGTGACCGGGGTCCGGGCGTCGACCGTAACCGTCGCCTTGCCGCCGCCGGTGTCCCGGTTCCCGTACCAGGAGATGGTGCCGCCGCCGGGGCCCACGTCGACCTTGGCGGTCGCCGTCGACCCGGCCGTGGTGGACCACTTTTCGGCGGGGGCAGTGCCACCCCACGTGCCGGTGTAGGTGAAGGCGTCAGCGCCACCGGCGTCGGTGGCGGCGGATGCCGCGGTCATTGGCATGGCCAGGGTCCCGACGGCGACCGCCGTCAAGAGCCCAGCCGAAAGCCAGGAAGGTGTGCGCATGTCCTGACCATACGGTCGTGCTCCGACTACCCCCTGCTGCGCGAGATGTGCGCTCCACCTCAGTCGCCGAGCCGCAGCGGCACCGGCCGCTCGTGCGCGATGAGGGCGTCGGCCATCGGCTCCCACTGGTGGGCGTGCACCCGGCGGCTCTTCTCCAACATGCCAGTGCAGGCGACGTCGACGCACTGCCGGTCGTGCAGCGCCAGGGACACCTCGAGCTCATCGCCACCGCGGTCGATCGCGTCCAGGGCGTCGCCGACGCCATAGATGCTCGGCGCGAACGGGCAGCGCTCCCAGCGGTGGCCCTGCACCTCGGCGTGCGGGCACTTCGCGTCGTGCGCGATGATCATCGCGGTGGTGACGCGGGACAGGATCTCGCCGACGGTCCTCATCGCTTCTCCTCGGGGTGGGTGGGGCGCAGAGCGGTCCGCTCAGGGTGGTAGCGGATCGCCGTCCGACGGTCGGAGCTGCGCAGGTCGTAACAGCGGCTGCCGGTGGGGGCGCCGCAGCGGGGGCAGTGGTCCAGCACGGTGGCCGGGGTGGAGCTTCCGGCGGTCACCGCTGCTCCAGGAGGTCGGCGCGGCCGTAACGGGTGGCGCAGGTGGCGCACTCGCGGGCTCGCCAGAACCGGGTGTTGCCGATGTCCTCGTCGCCGGGGAAGGCGATGTGCTCGAGGTAGACGTCGCCGGGCTGAATCGGCGGGCAGTAGCCGCCGCACGCCGGGTGCCGCTTGCGGGCGACGCGGCGCCGGGGGGCGGGATTCACCGCTCTTCCCCCAAGATCGCATACAGGTTGTCCAGGGCGTTGTCGTAGCCCTCGTCCATGCCGCAGTTGAACCAGTGGTCACGGGCCCGGTCGTCGTCGGTCTCTTTGCGGCCGACGACGACGCCGCGGGTGGGTGTCCAGTTCTCCAGCCGTTCGATGTAGTCGCGGATCCGCTGCTCGAGCTCTTCCTGGCTCGCGGCGCGCTGGTAGCTCATCGCTTCCTTCTCTTGGGGTCGGTGGCTGGCCAGCCGATCGCGCAGACGAGCGCGGTCAGGGCGAGCACGGTCAGGAAGTGGTGCTCGGCGGCGAACTCCGCCACTAGTCCTCCTCGAGATCGCGGAGCGGGATCCAGTACGTGACGCCGCGGCCGGTGGTGCTGACGACCCACGCGCGCGCGGCGTCGGCGCAGGTGCGCTGACCGCAGACGTAGGTGGACGCGGTGGCCTCACCCTGCTCGTTGGCAGCGACAAGATCCTCATGGCTGCTGACGCGGGCGATGTGCTCGTGCTCGCAGGGCTCGAAGTCGTCCATGCCAATCACTGTCCCAGGGGGGTAGCGCTAGCGCAAGAGTCGTGCCAGACTTATGGCATGCCCGAGTCCGTGATCACCCGATTGCTCGACTACTGGTGGGACTGGAAGTCCACCGCCCCCCGCCGCAAGGCCGAGCGGCGCGCCCGGCGCGCCAGCCTGCGCCCCCTGCAGCTGCCCATCGACCTCGGCGTGCCCGTCCACGGCTATCCGCTGTGTACCTGCGGCCACCCGGCCAACCCGCATCGCCACCACCGTGACGGCACCGACTGCTCGATGTGCAGCTGCCGCTCCTACACCGCCCGGAGGATCACCCATGCCTGAGTTCAACTCGTCCGACGCCGTCACCGCCGGCCCTGACTTCCCCAGCTCGCCACATCCCCCGGCGTTTCTGACGACCCCCGACAACGGCCAGAGCTTCGTTGACTACCGCCTCTCCCAGCAGGGAGAGGCGATCGAGCAGCTGAAGAGCGAGATCGCCGCGCTGCGCGGCCGGTTCGACAACGTCACGAGCCTCGTCGGCCTCATCAACAGCACCACGGCCGAGCTGAGCGAGCGCCTCGCCGCGCTCGAGGACGCCGGCAAGCCGCCGACGAAGGACCGGGACGACCTGAACGAGCGGATCGTGGCGTTTCTCGAAGAGCACCGCGGGCTGAAGTTCACCGCCATCAGCATCGACGAGAACCTCGGCGGCACCGGGAAGGACATCAGCGACCGACTGAAGACGCTGGTCCGCAACAACCGCGTGCGCATGCACTCGATCGCGAACCGCCGGCCGTTCTACCAGGCGTTGGAGCGCCCCGACGACCAGCAGTCCTGACCATCAGGGGCAGGGGGCCCCAGGAGGGTCCCCTGCCCCTGCAGCTTGAGGAGAGTCCAGCAATGGCGTTCCAGTGGTATCAGCGGGATCCGGAGACGGGTCGGATGGTGTGGCGGGAGACGGAGACGCCGGAGCGTCCGGGCCCGGACTGGGAGGCGTCTGATGTCCCTCTGTTCGACTCGGATCTTGTTCGGCCGGAGCCTCGGTCGTCGGAGGAGACGCGGGAGGTTCGGGGGACGTGGACGATCCGGGAGGATCCCCCGGTCCAGCTGGAGCAGTCGACCGCGACGGGTCTGTTTCAGATGCTTCCGGACGCTGAGTCGTGGAGGTCCCGGCGGCCGCACTACCCGGATCCGGGGTACGTGCAGGAGATGCTGAGGTGGTACTCGAAGCGCTACCCGCAGGTGGTCGAGACGACGTGGCGTCGGTATCCGTGGGCGAAGGGCCAGGCTCGCCAGTGGGAGACGGTCTACCCGGTGTCGATGCTGGGAGCTCCAGCACGCCGCCCGTCGATGCGCCGGTTCCACCTGCGGGTTCGCCGTCTGTCATCAGCGTTTCGAGCGCGGCCAGCGCTTCCACGACGATCGGGCCTTCGTCTGGCTGGCCATGGTCCCCTGCGGTCAGGGACGCGCCGGTGACGGCGACGAGGAGACCGGCGGCGGCGGCGATGAGCAGAGGCCAGCGGGGCGGGGGCTTTTGGTCCGGGGTGCGCGCGATGTGCCTCCCCCTGGCACTGTTCGTCATGGCCCTACCATCCCTCACCGGGCAGACCACTTCGGCGCCTCACCTGCGCACACGCTCCGATAGTGACCCACTCATCACCTGGGACAACCTGTGGATGCTCCCGGCGGGGTGGATCGCGCTGAACGTCGTCGTCGTGCTGCTGCTGATGGCGCGGGGCCGGCGGCGGAAGTGAAGCTGAGCCGCGGGGAGAAGGTGCTGCTCGTCGTGATGCTCGCCCTGATCGCCGGCCTGTGGACCGCGGTGTTCATGACCGGCGCCTGGCGGTGGGTGTGAGGGACCGGCCAGCCACGGGGGGAGCTGACCGGTCCCGACCAGGCTACGGCAGCTCGAGGGTCGCGATGAACCCCGGCACCGCGGCACCCTCCTGCACCGGCAGCGCGTAGAGCCGGCCGCGGGCGGTGGTGAGCACCAGCGCGTTGCTCATGTCCTCGGCCGCCGGGCCGCAGACGACGACCGTCGCCACCCGCGTGGCGACGTCGAAGGTGCCGTCGTGCCAGACGGTGTCCGCCCGGGGCCCCGACCGGTCGCAGATGGCCCACCGGACGTCGCTCAGCGGCGCCGGCTCGCCGTTGGGCAGCTCTGCGTCGACGTCGATCTCGATCGGCTGGCGTGCGGTGCGTGGGATCTCCACGGTCACTCCCCTTCCCTCGTGTGGCCATACCGCACCGCGCCGGTGATCCGGTTGGTCCGCAGGCGTCCCTCACGGCCGGTGCGCCCGGTGCGCGGGTCGCCGTACCTCACCACGTAGGCGCCGCGGAACGTGGTGATGGTCC